ATGGCGCGCACCGACCGTGATCGTTGGGACCTGGCGACCAGCGTCGGGGCGACCGCGACCATGGTGGCGGCCCAGCGGGCGCTGTCCTCGGATGCGAACTTGATCGACGACCCCTACGCCGCGCCGCTGGTGCGGGCGGTCGGCATCGACGTCTACGTCCGGTTGGTGGACGGGGAGATCCAGCCCGGGACGTCCGAGTTCGACCCGCATCGCATGGCGAAGGGGATGGCTTGCCGGACAAGGTTTTACGACGACTTCTTCCTTGACGCCGCCCGCGCCGGCGTCGGCCAGGCGGTGATCCTGGCCTCGGGACTGGACGCGCGCGCCTACCGCCTGCCCTGGCCGGCCGGCACCGTCGTCTACGAGGTCGACATGCCCGACGTGATCGAGTTCAAGACCCTGACGCTGGCCGACCTCGGCGCGCAGCCGACCGCGCAGCGGCGCACGGTCGCGATCGACCTGCGCGACGACTGGGCCGCCGCGTTACGGGAAGAGGGGTTCGACCCGCAGGCTCCCGCCGCGTGGAGCGCCGAGGGCCTGCTGGTGTATCTGCCGGAACAGGCCCAGGACGCGCTGTTCGACAACATCACCGCGTTGAGCGCCCCGGGCAGCCGGCTGGCTTTCGACTTCGTGCCCGACACCGCCGTTTTCGCCGACCCGCGCTGGCGCGCCCACCACGACCGGATGAGTGAGCTCGGGTTCGAGGTCGATTTCAATGACCTGGTCTACCACGGCGAGCGCAGCCACATCGTCGACCACTTGAGCGGGCGGGGCTGGCGGGTCACCTCGAGGACGATCGCCGAGCTGCATGCGGCCAACGGCTTCGCCTACGCCGCCGACGACGTCGCCGCGGCCTTCGCCGACGTCACCTACAGCAGCGCCGTGCTCGGCGGGTAATACCGAGGCCGCCGGCGTGCAACTGTCACGCATCAGCCGACGTCATATGCGTCTGGTGCCCCCACTAGGACTCGAACCTAGGACCTGCGGATTAAAAGTCTGGATCATGCGGCGTGAGTTACGGAAAAGTGACGGACGCCACAATGGGATCCGGAGGCCTTGACGTAATTGCGATGCAACCGTCACCAAACTCAAAGAAAACTCATGATTTAGTTCCGGCCGTGACAATTAGACATCCGTTGATTGAGCAGTGGGAGCTATGGCAATTCGCTGCCAGGCGGTCCGACGTAACCATTAGCGAAAGGATCCGAGTCGTCACTCTGTTTGCGGAAGAGACTGGCTGCTCACCGGTTTCGGCTCAGCCCATCGAGATAATCCACTGGATGAACAGGCACACAGAATGGTCTGGCGCGACAGCAGCGACTTACCACAGCTATTTGCGGGCGTGGTTCAAGTGGCTAACAATTATGGACCACCGAATCGACGACCCAATGGTCAAACTGGGGGCACCCCGTTATCCAGAAAGGGTTCCCCGCCCCGTCAGCGATGACGATTTAGTCCGCTTGTTGCTGACCCCAATGCACCACCGCACGCGGGTGATGATTCTCCTCGCGGCGCTCGGCGGCCTACGCGTCGCGGAGATCTCACGGGTCCGCGGCGAGGACATCGACATCGCCAAGCCCGCGATCCACGTCGTCGGCAAGGGCAAGCGCAGCGCTTGGCTGCCGCTGCACGTGCTTCTCGTCGATGCGGCCTTGACGATGCCGACGCGGGGGTGGTGGTTCCCGGCGAACTCGCGGCGCCCGGGCGACCATGTGCATTCCAAATCGGTCAGCGACATCATCGGCAACGCGATGCGCCGCGCCGGCGTGCGCGGCACACCGCATGGGCTCCGGCACTGGTACGGCACCACACTGCTCGATGACGGCGCCGATCTGCGCACCGTGCAAGAGCTTCTGCGGCACCGCTCGCTGTCGACCACCCAGATCTACACCCGTGTGACCGACGAACGCCGAGCCGCGGCGGTCGGTCGACTGAATCCTTTCCGGGGTGCCGCCTAGATTTGTCGCGCGTACAACAGGAAGGGGTTACGATCCCGCTGTGAGGACCCACGCGCTCCTGCTGGCTTGCGCCCTAACCGCATTCGCAGCCACGCCATCAGCCCGAGCCGACAACGGCGATGCTGACTTCATCAGTTTCCTCGAGCAACACAACCTCGGGTGCGGCGAGGGCGCGCTGAAATGCAGCAGCGATACCGAGCTGATAGGTATCGGCCACTCGGTCTGCTACGACATCGACAACAACGGCCAGACCCCCGGCGAAGCCGCCAACAAGCTCGTCGCCATCGGCGATGGGTGGCTCAACCGTGAGCAGGCCTCCGTGATCGTCGCGGCGTCTCTGGTCAATTACTGCCCATGGGACAAGTTGTGAGCGAAGAGACCGAGACTGCGGAATCGGCCGATGAGACCGTCGCAGGGACGTCGCATGGCGCGGGTGGTGACGAGACCGAGGTCGTCCCGCCGGTCACCGAGGTAGCCCCGGAGTTGGCGTGGTCGGGCTGCGAAGACGAGGCCGGCCTGGAGCCGGCGCCGGCCGCCGGCCGATCGTGGGCCCGCACCTGCGGCTACGCCGCGCTGATCGGAGTGGTGCCGGCCGGCCTGTTGATCCTGATCTTCGGCTTCCCGTGGTACTGGTTCAGCCCGCGCTCGAGCGCACCTGCGCCGAGCGTGGCGGCCCCGACGCCGGCGCCCACGGTCGCGGCGCTTCCACCCGCCGGCAGCGCGCCCCCGCCGGCCGTCCGCACGCTGGGGCCTGTGGCTGTGCCACCGCCGTCAACGGTGACCGTCACGGCAGTGCCGCCGGCGACAGTGACCGTGCAAGCAGCGCCTACGCTGCCGCCGACGGACAGCAGCTGGACGCCGGAGCAGCTCGCAACCTCGACGTGCGATGTGCTCTGGGGCGGGGGCAGCCAAGCCGATGCGATCCAATTCGTGCGGAACAAGACCGGGTGGGATTTCGGGCCCGCTCAACGCTGGACCGCTCAGGCGACCTCGATCACCTGCCCGGGAGCCGGGCACTGACCCGGCCGGCTCACCACCGGTCGAGGATCATCGCGAGGATCGCGCCCATGAGCACCACCACCGCGGTCCAGCCGGCCACCAGCACCAGCAGCGGGTGATCGGCCGGCCTCATAGTTCGATGTCGAGTTCGGGAGGGATCGGCGGGTAGTCGGCGCCGGGCAGGTTCTCCTTGATCCAGCGGATTGTGCGCCGCATCCATGCCTCGGCGATCCGGAACTTCTTCTCCGCGACGTCGCGGGCCTGGCGGTCGGCTTCGGCGAGCCTCTCGGCCTTGTCGATGCGTTTGGCGTTCTCGACGATCTCTTCGCCCTGCTCTTGGAGCCGCTTCTCGATGGCGTCGGTGTAGCGGGCCCAGTTCTCGCTGGCCGCCGCGTAGGCCTTGGTGAAGGTGTCGTTGATGGCCGCCTGCGCGGTCGCCTCGGCGGTCTTCGTCGATGCGCGGGCGGCTTCCAGCGCGGCGTTGGCTTGGATTGTGGCGGCGTTGGCCTGTTCCTTGAGGGTGTCGATCTGCTCCAGTGAGGCTTGGTGGTTCTTCTTGGCTTGGAACAGCACCCCGAGTAGGCCGATGACGGCGACCACGAGGGAGCCGAAGACCGGCCCCCAGATCGTCCAGTTCACCGGCCGGCGCTGCGGCGTGGTCTGGCCACGACGTTGCGCAGCCAGCTGGCCGTCCGGTTGGGCACCTTCAACCCGACGACCGCGTACAACACCACGCCGAGGGCTTCGTAGCCGCCGTGGGAGAGCGCGTGTGGCCAGTCGAGGGCGCCGAGGTCATGTCGTGGGGCGTCCTGCCACGCCGCCAGCAGTGCGGCGGCGAACGCCACTCCCGCGAACTCGAACGTGTTGGCCGCCCAGGTCCAGCCGGGCCACTTCCAGTTGATCGCCACGTTGGCCTTTCAGGTCTGGGAAACCCCGCGGGGCGGCAGGTGTTTGTCGCCCGGCGGGGTTCCGGTCAGGTCAGGCCGACAGGAAGGCGTCGACGTCCTTGACGAACACCTCGGCCTTGGCGATGAACGCCTTCACCTGCTCGGGCAGCGGCAGGTCTTCGATCACTTGGAGCACGGTTTCGGCGTCCTTGACGAGGGTTTCGGCGTCGGCCTTGAGCTGGGCGGGATCGATAGTGGTCATGACGGTATTTCCTTTCAGGAGAGGGTGATTCGACTGCGCGGGCGACGCTGCCCGCGCAGGGCTCTAGGCGAACTGCGGTGCGACCACCTGGGTCAGGTAGTTGATCATCGGGGTGATGTCGTACGCGTAGTGGTCCGCTGACGGGCCGGCGGCCACGAATTGCAGGCCGTTCCAGATCGCTTCGGCCATCGCGATGACCATCGTGATCGGGTTGACGAACTGCTCGACCGCGGCCTCGATCAGCGCGACGAGGCCTTCGATGGTGCCGCCGAAGTCCTGCGACACGATGATGTTGTAGATCAGGGTTTCGTCGTGTCCGACTTCGGTTTCCGCGGTCCACGGGTCGGTGCCGATGGGCGCGTTGGTGTACAGCTCGGTGGCGCCCCCGTCGGTGCCGAGCCACACGAAATCGAGCCAGTTGGACGGGGTTTGGGCCGGGGTGAGGCAGTCGGGGCCGGAGATGCCTCCGGTGACCTGGCCGTCGCGCAGGCCGGGCATTCCCCAGCCGGCGTAGGCGTTGCCGTTGGCGTAGCCGGGTGAGCGCAGCGGGTTGCCCCACATCAGCGCGGCCGGCACCCGGGCTTGCAGCCCGTTGGCGAGGATGAAGTCGCGCCACCACCAGCTGCCGCAGATCGCGCCCTGGCTGTAGCCGATGGGGATGATCAGGTTGTTCGGCCACACGTCGGTCGCCAGCCGGACCCCTTCGTTCTTCCCGTCCAGCGCGGAGGCGCCCATGTTTGGGTTGAAGATCGACGCGGGGTAGTTCCCGACGGGCTGCCAGGTGAACACGTTCGGGAACGCCGCGGCGGCGGCCTGGGCGACCGCGGCCGGCTGCGGCCATCCGGTGTTGTCCATCGCCGACCCGGTGCCCGCCCACGTCATCAGCACGATCGGCAGCTCACCGCTGATCGCCCAGGACACGCCGGTGTGGTCGACGAACGCCGACGTCGACGAGACACCGGCCAGGGCGTCCATGATGTTGGCCCAGGTGACCGCAGCGGTCACGACGCGGCCTTCGGGGTGGGCTCGCCGGCCTGCTGGTACAGCGCGACGATCATGTCGAACCAGTCCAGCCCCTTGTACAGGCGCAGCCCGACTTTGCCGCTGGTCGTCTCGACGTCGAGCACCGACGAGGTGGTCTGGCCGGGCGCCTCGGGCGGGAAGTAGACGCCCGGGCCTTCGTACTCGTGGAGCTGGTCGACCTGACGGTAGGACAGCGGCGCCCCGGTTTGGGCGTCGATGCCGGCCAGCGCGCACATGACGGTCTGCGCGATCGCTCCCGCATTCGGGCTCATGGCGCCGAGCTTCGCCGGGCCGCCGATCGTCGCCAGGGTTTGCACCGGCAGCAAACCGAAGATGTGCGCGGCGACCGCATCGACCAGGGTCAGATCGTCGCCGTCGGCGATCTTCTGCGCCAGCACCGCCAGGGCGTCGGGCTTGCCGGCCAGCTGCGGCCACGCGCCGAGCTGCCCAGCGATCGCGTCGATTTCTTGCTGCTCGGTGGATTCTGGCTGTGTCACGGTTCCTCCTGTAAACAGTTGTGCGAGCTGGTCTTCGGTGCCTTTGAAGGCGTTGCAGTCGACGGTGATCCCGGCGACCAGGGCTTGGTCGGTGAACTGCCAGCAGGTGGGTGTGACGCCCCCGTAGGGCGCCCAGCCGGAGCCTTCGTCACCGCCCGCGGCTTCGTAAATCTGTGAGGCGTAACCAGTGCCGCCCGGGTAGGCCGAGGAGACGATCGCGCCGGCCTGGGACAGGTCGCCGCCTCCGACCTCGTCGAAATACCAGCGCGGACAGTAGCCGACCCCGACGGTGATGCCGGCGGCGTTGAACGCCGAGGCGACGGCGTAGTAGTTGGCGAGGTCGCCGCCGTTGGCCTCCCAGTCGAACATCGCGTTGGGCAGGCCGCCGGCCGCCAGGTAGGTCTGCGCCTGGGCGCCAAGGTTGTTGGTGGTGACGTAGTGGTAGCCCAGCACCGGAAGGTTGGCGTCCCGGCAGGCCTGAAGGACGACCGGCCAGAACGGATCCTCGTAGTAGTCGCCCTCGGAAACCTTGTGGCACATGCCCGAAAAGCCCTGCGGGATCAGCTGGTTGACGAAGTCGACCGCGTCCTGCTCGGAGTTCCAGTTGTTGTTGGAGCAGTCCGGGTAGAACAACGTGCCGCCGGCCGGCCCGCCGAGGCGCGGGAAGTCGGCGACCGGCGAGCGCCGCAGCGCGGACAGTTCACGTTCGGTTGACCAGTGGCTGATGTGTGCGAGGCGGTCGGTGTAGCGGACGTGGTCGTCGCCGTGGCGGCGCACCTCCCACTGCAGTCGCCCGTCGACGACGACAGCGGTGGCGGTAGCGCCGGCCTGGTAGCGGGTTTCTCCGACCAGCTCGGGGTGACCAGACGATTTCATAGCAGATTCCTTTGCGTGAGTGCGTGATTGGGGAGGTTCAGGCGACGGGGAAGAGGTAAAACACCGACATGTCGTAGGTGATGAGCCGAAACAGGTTCTGCGCGTACGCAACCGCGGTCAGCGAAACCGAGCCGTAGCTGGGCATCACATGGAAGTTCGACGGCAGCGTCACGGTGGCATCAGCGGACGCGGGCTGCTGCAGCACGATGTCCCACGCGGCCGCGCCGCTCATGCCGGCGTAGTTGAAGGTCAGGGCGTTGACCCCGGGCGCCAGCAAGTACTGGATGATGTTGCTCGAATTCAGTTGCAGCTCAGCGCCCGAGGCGTTTCCGGCCGCGGTCGTGACTGCCCCGTTCACGCTGAAGGTTTGTGGTGCTGTCTCGACGCCGTAGGTGGAGTCGACGTTGCGGTAGCCGGCGAAGGCGAACCATCCGTGATTTGTTCCTGGTGTCCACGCGAAGCCTTCGTCGAACCGGAAGCTCAAGATGCCGGTGCACCAAATGTCAGCTCCTGCACCAATGTTGATCGTGGCGTGACACGGCGCGGTGTTGGGGATTCCCGCGCATTCGACGGCGACAACAAGGTTGACCTGCTCGAGGTAGGGGGTTCCGCTGCCGGTGCCGACCGTGAGCAGGACGCCGGTGTTGGTGGAGGCGGCCGACCAGCCGGACTCGGGCTGGTAGGGCCCGTTCATCACGGTGTTGTAGCAGTCGCCGCGGATGCGCAGGCTGCCGTGGATGATCTGCGCGCTGCCCTTGATCACCACGCCGTTCTGGTTGGCGAAGCAGTTGATGATGAAGTCCCAGTCGCTGTAGTCGAAGCTGGGGGTTTCGGGGTCTTCGACCTGGAAAACCACTGCGGTGGAACAGTTGTCGATGGTGATCTCGACCCGGGCGCGTTCGGTGATGGTGACCGTGTTGTCGAACAGGGCGCCGATGGATCCGTTGGCGACGAAGTCGGTGATCCACAGATCGCGGATCCGCAGGTTGTAGGTGTCCCCGACGTGGATGCCGGTGCTGTTCGCGCCGGCGTTGTAGCCCTGGATCTTGAAGCCGGCGATGAGGCCGGTCTTGGAGGGGAAGGTTCCGGTGGTCGGGTCGTACATGCGGATGCAGTCGCCGGTTCCGACCCAGTTGAGGGTGGTGACGGGGATGCCTTGACCGATGACGCCCTGGTCGCCGTGGGTGAATGTCATCGTTTCGGACAGCCGGTAGGTTCCGGGGCCGAACGCGAGAATCCCCGGGCTGGCGCCCATCGCGGCCATGGCCGCGGCGACCGCGGCGTCCGAGCTGGTTGCCCCGGTCGGGTCGGCTCCGTAGTCGTCGACGAAGTAGGTTTTCGCGGCGGCGGCGCCGATGAGTTGGCGTGCACCGCGCGGGGTTTGCGCTTCGACCAGCTGCGCCCCCAACGCGCTCACGCTGAGCTCGTTGGCGGCCGGGAAGCTGGTCGGCCCGACCGTGACCGCGGGCGCCGGCGCGACGAGCGTGTTCAGGTTGACGCTGCCCCCGGCCGGGGAGGGGAATACGAACGACTCGATGGTGCCCAGTTCCCCGTCGAGCGTGACCGCGGAGAACTCGACCAGGTAGGCGCCGTCGATCACCGGCAGGCTCACGTTGAGCACGCTGGCGGTGATGTTGGCCTGCACCGGCGTCCCGGCCGCGGCCGGGCGTGGGGTGAACGTCACCACGCCCTCGACGACGCCCTGGGCCGACCAGTTACCGACCGCGGTGAAAGTGCTCACGAGATAAGGCCCCTCACGAATCGTTCGGCTTCAAAATCAGCGGCCGAGGCCACGTGCACGCCGCCGTGGCCGCGGTGATGGAACCGGCACAGCCATTCCAGGTTCGCGGCTGATTCCACCCACGCCCCAACCGATTCCTGGTCGGAGATGCCCGGGTAGTCGGCTTCGAGCCACTTCAGATCGATGCCGTTCTGCAGCGCGAACTCGATGTGTGCGTGGTGCAGGTCCAGCGGCCCGTCGCACTCGGAGTAGTCGTTGCGGTGCTGCCCGATCGCGCATTTCGCGCTCGCCTGGGTGCGGCGCCGGTAGTGGTCGAAATCGCGGTAGTGCGGATCGGATTGGCGGGGCTCGTGCTCGGGGTAGTGGACGGTGTAGCGGTGCGTGACGTTCTGGTCATGCGCCGGGGTCTCGTCCATCAGCCGGCGCTGATCTGCTCGCCGGGGTCGGCGTCGTCCGGGCGGATCCCGCTCGGCGGCTCGCCGGCGTCGGCGTCGTCGACGCTGACCCGGCCGCGCTTGCCGCGCGGCGCTTTTGACATGACCGGGCCGGTGTTGAGCAGGTTCAAATCCGTTGCCAGCCGGTTGAAGTCGACACCCTCGGGGGACTTGCCGCCGGTGAACAGTTCCTCGGTGAGCGCGACGACCGCGACCGTGTTGTACGTCGCGTAGAAGGGGGCGGTGATGCCGCCGTGGCCGCCCCACGTGAACAGGCCGGCCTCGGTGCGGCTGGTGGCGTCGACGACGGGAATGTAGTGGCCGCCTTCGATGCGATGCCGGCCACGGAGCAGATGCCAGGGCTGGCCGGCCTCGAACTCCGCCTCGCAGTAGTCGGGCACCTGGATACCGATGCCGACCATGTCGAACAGCGACAGGGCGATCAGCAGCTCGTCGAAGTCACCCGGGGTCAGGCCGGCGTAGGCGACGATCTTGTGCCGGTTGCCGTCGGCGTCGACCAGGCCGGTGTTCTGCCGGAACTCGTACAGCTCGTGCACGTCGGTGCCCTGGTCGGTGCTCGGGTCACCGGGCACGTAGCCGGTGATCTCGGAGTAGTTCTGGACCGCGGTCTCGTCGGTGAAGTTGACCGTAACGCCGCGCAGCGCGTTGGCCAGCCGGATCTCTTCGATGCTGCCCGCGATTGCGCAGTCGCCCAGCTGGTCGTTCATGAACATGTGCGGCTGGATCGCATCGGCGTGGCCGAGTGGGTATTTCAGCGACTCGACCGACGGGAGGTCGCTGGTGTAGTAGTCGCACAGGCGGACTCGGGGTTGGGCCACAACGGGTTTGAGGCCAAGGCCGTATTTCACGAGGGTTCTCCTTCTGTCAGCCGCCGGCTGGCGGTCTGGTGACGAATCGGACGAGGCCGCCGTATTCGGGTTCGGGGCGCGGCTGCTTGGGCGGTGTGCCGCCGCGCGCGGGGATCGGGGTGGGCAGCGGTAGCGGTGTCGGGGTCTCGGTGGCCGGTAGCGGTCGCGCGGCTGCCGGGGCCGCGGGGACGGTGTTGTTTGGTGGCTGCGTCCACCACTGCTGTGGCGCCGACAGCGGCCCGACCCGCGTGGCGTTGCCGAACGCGGCGCGGACGCTGCTGACCGCGACCGCCGGCGCGGCTACCGCCCCGGTGGCTTCCGCCGAGAGTCGGTTGAGCGCGTTGGCCACCGCGGTGCCGGGTGCGCTCATCGCCCACAGCGAGGAGAACAGGCCCAACACGGCGAACGGGACGTCGTAGGGCCCCGACGACAGGAACGACTGCAGGTATTGGCCGAGCAGGCTGCCGTTGTCGAGCCCGAAGATCGGCACATTGTTCGGGTTCAGCAGCGACACGATTTCCTGCGCGATGCCTGCCGTGGTGGCCGACTGCGGTTTAGCTGCTAAATGGCTGATCTGCGAGGGCGCGGTGAACGGGGATAGCTGGGCTGCTGCGGCCGAATTGGCTTGGTAGTGCGCCATCGCGGCGGTGTCTTGGGCCCACATCTCGAGGTACTGGGCTTCGAGGGCGGCGATGGCTGGGGTGTTCTGGCCGAGCAGGTTGGTCGCGACCAGCACGCGTAGTTGGGCCCGGTTGGCGGCGACCAGCGCGGGCGGCACGGTGGCGGCGCGGGCTGACTCGTACGCTGCGGCCGCGGCGCGCGCGGCGTTGGCGGTGTGCTCAGCTTGCGCGGCGGTCGTGGTCAGCCACGCCGCGTAGGCCAGCGCGCTTGCGGTCATCGCGTCGGCGGACGGCCCGCGCCAGGATGCGGCGAGCCCAAGCACCGTTGAACGGAAACCGGCGGCGCTTTCGGCTAACTGCGCAGAGATCGCATCCCAGGCGTGTGCTGCGGTTAGGAATGGGCCAGAGCCCGCACCGGCATACATGCGGGCTGAGTTGATCTCTGGCGGCAGCAGCCAAAAGTCCACCCGCTTAGGTCTGTTGGACGATCAGGTTGAACGTCTGGTCGTACTGGCGGCCGTACTCGGTGACGATGTGCACGATCACCGGGTAGACGTCGCCGGTGACGCCGCCGGTGAGCCACCCGGTGGCCTGCGTGGCCGTGACGTTGACCGACACCACCGTCAGCCCCGGGCTGACCGGCGCGAACGTGGCCGCCGCGACGCTATCCCCTGTTCCGGCAAGCCAGTTCGTGAAATCGAAGGTGTAGTCCAGCACCGCGTCGGCGGCCTGGGTCCAGGTCGGGCCGACCCGGCCGAAGCTGGTCACCACCTCGGTGCTGCCGACCGGCACCGAGTAGGTGCGCAGCGGCGACGGGGTGTGCACCCGGTAGTCGGAGAAGCTCACGCTGCCCGCGATCGGCCCGAGCGATCCCGCCAGGTCGAGGTCCACGATGGCGGGAGTGAGGTTCGCGCCGACCGCGCCCCACTGCCCGTTCGGTGATGTCGTGGTGGCCGTCGACACGACGAGGCCCGCGCCTGGGGCGTCCCCGAGCAGCAGCAGCTGATCAGCCCCGTGGGCGGCGACGGCGCGTTGGGTCTGGTTGAAGCCGAACGTGTTCACCTGCGGGGAGACGCCGTAGGCGGCCACGACCCGGTTCGCGGGGGTGGTCGACGGGATCATGAGGGTTTCGGCGTTGGCCGCGGCGGTGATGACGTCGCCGAAGCCGGTTACACCGGTGTAGGCCACCGAGTTCGCCGCCATGTAGGAGGCGGTGTCGGCGGTGATCGAGAAGGTCTCTTGCGCGGTCGGTGGCCGCAGCAGCCCGAACGCGAAGAAGTGGACGTAGAACTCCTCGTAGGTGAAGTAATACGGGGCGGCCCACCGGTAGAAGTTCATCACCGACCCGAGCGGGATCATCGCTGTTGTGCCGGCCTTGGCGGTGACGGTGAGGTTGGGGTCGGGCGACAGCGCTGTCACGAAGGTCAGGGCGGCGTTGGCGGAGGCGCCGAGGGTGTGCGCCCAGCCGGCGCCGGTGGTTTGGCCGCGGGACGTGCCGCCGGCGCCGACGGAGTCGTAGGCGACCGCCGAACCGGTCAACGCGACGCCGATGCCGGCCCACGAGGCGGCGGTGGAGTCTTGGGCGGTGAAGTTGACCGTCGCGGCGCCGGCCGCATCCCCGATCAGCAGCGGGTCGTTGCTCAGCGACGCCCACGGCAGGTTGTAGCGGCTGGTCTGGTTGAAGTTGGTGATCGGCCCCAGCGCCGCCGACGAGGAGGTGGTGAAGCCGGCGACGACCATTTGCCCCGACGCGGAGGGGACGCTGAGCGCTGGCGTCCCGCCGGAGCCGGCGGCCGTGGTGGCCGGGCCGACGGAGGCGACCCCGGGGTAGGTGGCCGATGCCAGCGACAGGAGTTGCTGGGTGGCGCTGGTGGGCATCCCTGTGAAGGAGGCCTGCACGGGTTGCGGCCCGGTCGGCGGATCCAGCAGGTAGTAGAGCTCGGTGATTCCTTGGTTGCCGGGCCAGAGCTGTTGGCCGCCGGGGACCAGGGTCATGGGCTGGCCGCCGAATTCGACACCGAACGTCGCGGCGCTGGGGTTGACGCCGCCGGCCCAGGACAGCGCGGCGAGCGCGCACAGGTTCGCCGCGGCGGGGCTGGCGTTGTGCGTCGTCTGCGCGCTGCCGCTCGAGGCGGATCCGGCGATCGGGGCGACGACCGCGGCCGACGAGTCGAACAGAACAGGCATCAGGAGGCCAGCCCTTGCCAGGTGAACGCCAGCCCGGTGACGTTGAGGACGTCGCCCTGCGCGATGGTGATCGGCGGGGCGGCCTGCATGGTGAGCAGGCAGATCGCGCTCGGATCGGTGCTAAACCCGTTCCAGAGGCTGGCGGCGACGATCTGGTCTTCGGCGGTCACGTTGAACGTCGGCGCGCCGCCGGTGATCGTGATGACCCCGGCCGCCGGGGAGGCGAACGTGACCTGGGCCCGCGTGGACACCGCCGGCGACACGTTGGCGGTGCCGAGCCCGGGCGCCCCGTTGTGCAGTTGCAGGCAGGCGATCGGCACCGTCAGCGGCGTGTTCTGCAGGGTGCCGAGCACCAGGTCGGCGAACGCCGGGGTTATCCCGTAGGAGGACATGGGGTTTCCTTCAAGGGTCTAGTGGGGATGGGTGGTGGTCCAAAGCCAGTGCAGGATCACGCCGATCAGCACGGCGGCGCCCAGCGTCCAGGCCGACGTCACGATGTCGGTGACCGCGGGGCCCATCGCGAACGGTCCTACGCGGTGGCGGTGATCGGGGTGCTGGCCGCCGATGTCGCGGTGATGCCGTCGGCGCCGGTGACGGTGTAGGTGAACGCGAACTCGTGCCCGTCGACGAGCCCGGTCACGGTGAGCGTGACAGTGTCGCCGTCGACGATCGGGTCGCCCGAAAGTTCCGCTGCGCCAGTGGTGTCGGCGGTGAGGTCGGTTTGGGTGACCTCGTAGTTGAACGGCCCGGTCGCTGTGTTCGGTTGCGGGAAAACGATTTCGGCGCTCAGACCAGGCTGCGCTGATACTGTCGGCGCGATCATCATGAATCCAGTGATCACGATTTATCCTGCCGTTCCGGTGTTAGCGATTTCGCAGAAGAAGTCGGCGGATCCGCCGCCGACGATGGTGTTGGGGTAGGAGCTGGAGTTGCTGTAGGACACGAACCCCGGCTGGACGTAGTCGCCGGCGTCGAGCTGCACACCGATGAACGATGCACCCTTTTGGATGTAGTACGGCAGCGCTCCCGGGGAAGTCAGGCAGATGACGTCGATGTCATACAGCAGACCGTTTTTGAAGATCCCGACACCGAAATAGGCATAGCTGGCACCACTTTTCGGCACCCACTGGGTCATGACCCGCACGTTGTAGATGGCCGACTTGTGGACGGTGAGCTTATTGGTGGACGGGTCGTAGGTGTAGTTCGAGGTCTGCGCCTGGATGTTGTTGAAGTAGTTGGCCGGCGCCAACGCGCAGTTGATGTTGTTGGCCAACGTGATCGCGGTCGTCGACAGGTTGCCGGCTTGGAACACGTCACCGATGATCGGGCCCGGAGCGTCGTCGACGAACCCGAACGACGCCATCTGGGAGGGCGCCATTCCCGCGTACTGGGCCAGCCCGAAGCCGCAATACCGGTATGCGGCACCGTAGTTGGTCACACCCGAGGTGTCGAGGTATTCCAGGATCGCGACACCGTTGACGATGATTTGAAGCAGCGGATGGTTGTTGCCGTCGAACCCGCAGGACAGCGAATACGCGGCGCCGGCGTAGAACGTCGGTTCGCTGGGCGTCCACTGCGCCAGCACCGTGTCTGTCCCGTTGACCACGTTGTGGATCGAGTACAGGATGGGGCTGATCTCGGCGTAGACGTAGGTGGTCATCGACGCGTTGGAGCGGCCGATCAGGATGTCATAGCCGGAGCCTTCGGACAGGTTGAAGTAGTTGTAGGAGCCGGGCGCGTTGTAGTAGACGGCGGAGACGATCTGGTCGTCGGTGTTGGTCGGGGTCGGGTGCAGCGCCAGCCCGGTGAAATTGGCTGTGCCGCTGGGGTTGAGCTGCGCATAGCCTGAGCTGTTGATCCCGAGTGTGCCGTAGCCGGCCGGGGTGTAGGTCTCGGTGAATCCGGCCAGTGTGGCGGTGGAGAAGTTCAGGAAGACGTTGATGCCGTTGTTGGAGTCGGCGGCGTCTTGGGCTTGCATCGACTGCACCGCGGTGTTGGTGGCGGCGATCGTCGCGGCGGTGGCCTGCAGCACGAGCTGGGCGTCCGCGGCGGTCCCGGTGCCGCCGAGGATCCCGCCGAGTCCTTGGATGATGGCGCCGATGATGTTGGCGACGCCCTGCACGGCGGAGACGATGAAGTTCGCGACGTCGTCGATCACCTCGGCGCCGGTCTTGAGGATCAGCGTGGCGATGTTGGCGATCGCCTGCAGGGCTTCGGCCCCGAACGACGCCAGCGCGGCGAACGGGTTAGCGCCGGCGCCCAGGCCTCCGACCAGCGCCGAGGCCACCCCATTCGCGGTGCCGGTCGACAGGTTGTGCGCGCGGCCGATGACCCCGATTTCCTGGGTGGACGGCGAGTCCTGGGGCGGAACGTTGTGGATCGCCGGGTTCGGGGTGATCGCCGGCGGGTCCGACGTCGCGTAGGTGGGGTCGATCGTCATAGCGGCACGAAGCTCGGCCGGACCTGGAAGCTGCAGCGGGCGGTCGTCGACCACTGGTTCGCCGACGCCGTCTGGTTCTCGGCGTACAGGTAGATCGTGGCGGCCTGCCCCGCGGGCACGATGTTGGCGCTGCCCGGCCCCAGCCCGTAGGAGATGGCTTGAACGGTGCCCGGGGATGCGCCGGGGTTGCCGTAGCCGTAGGCGCAGATCTGCCCGGATGGACCGCTGACGCGGGCCACCAGGTCGACCATGGTGTCGACCGCGCCGACGACGTTGGCTTGGGCTTTGACTTCCGGCCACCACGCCAGCAGCTGCGCGGGTACCTGGATGGCGCCGATCTGCTTCTGGGAGTTGGTGTTCGCCGGGGAGGCGACGATACCTGTTGCGTAGTACCAGTTCCCGACCGGGACGGGCTGCCATTGCGCCTGACCGCTGCCGGGATCCCAGCCGATCATGTATCCGGCCGCCGCGGTCACCCCCCCAAGAACCTGCGAGATCGTCGTCTGGCCGTCTTGTCCCGGCGGGCCGGCCCAGTTGTAGAAGGTGAGGCTGAGCGCGACCGGGTCGCCGTTGGAATCCCATTCGGTTTCAACGACTTCGGGGTTGGGTGAGGGAAGCGGTGTGCCGTAGGCGACCGGGATCATCTGGAAGGTGAACTTCACCGCGGGCCCGGGGGGGCCGGGCTGCACCGCCGGGAACGAGGCTCTGCCACCACCCGGGCCGAACACCACGATCCCGGCGCCGGAGGCGTTGTTGAACGCGGCCGGGAACCACACCGAGCCGTTGAACGTCACCGACCCGTCGGGGTTGGTCGACCACGTATTGCCCGGCAGGTAATAGGTTTGGCCGTTGTACGTGACGTACATGCCGTTGGGGTCGGCATAAAACGCTGGTGCTGTCACGTCAGGTTGCCTCCGGAAAGAATGATGTTCACATAGGTTTCAAGGCCCGAGATTTTCCGCAGGATCTTCGTCGGTGCGCCTTCTTCGCTTTTGCCGTCACCGATCTGCAGGGTTACCCGATTGCGTTCGGTGCGTGAGTCTTTGATGTCGAGCAGCTCGACGTAGTCGATATAGAGCGTGCCGCGGCGAATGTAGAACACGAGGGTTCCGCGCCAGATCTCGCGGCCGACCGCGAACGGCTGGTTGTCGATGAAACTGATTTTCGCCGAGGGGTATCCGCGGATATTCCACAACGCCGAGGCCTGCGAGAACAGGGAGTCGATCGACAGCGCGCCTTCACCGGAGGGAAAGAACTTCTCGGCGAACATGTACGGTCCGCCTTTGAGTTTCGCGTCGTAGTTCTCCGCGACGGAGAAGGCGAACAGCACGTTGTCAAAGATGCCGTCCAACAGGCTGTTCGGTACGCCGGTGACCCCGAGGACGATGGTGATCGCGTCGATAAGCCACTCCAAGGTGGCGTTGATCAGATCGTTGATCCACTTCGGGGACTGGCCACCGATGACCGCCTGGTAGGCGAGCGGGGCGTGGTGGTCCACGCTGAAGTCGATCATCCCCGATTCGACGACGTCGAGGTTGAAATACACGCTCGGCGGTATGAAGTCCACACCGATCGTCGGGGCGATGTACTCGCCCAAATCCGGTGTCAGATAGGAGGCCTCGTTGGCCGGGTTCAGCAGCGGCGCCAGCGCGTTGCCGAGCAGTGAGCCTTCGAGCTGGGTGAGGTCGACCACCAAGCCCTCGAACGGGCCCCACGGGCCGGTGAACCCGGAGCGGTCACGCAGCGTGATCACACACGTGGCCACCGTCAGCGGGAACCACAGCCCTTCGGGCTGCGGGTCGCCGGGCACCCACATGGTGGCGTCGATGTCGAACCCGTTGTCCTGGACCTGCTGGTTGACCAGTTTCCAGATCGAGTCCATGCGGCCGTTGATCTCGATCCACGCCGAGGTGTCGTTGAGGACATCCGGTGCGATCACACAGATCGGGGTGACCAGCATCTGCATGAGGTCCATCGGTTTGGCGCCGTCGCCGTAGAGAGTTTCGGTCAGCCACGCGATGAAGTCCGGGTGCAGGGAGGTGATGTTGTTGACCAGTTCCCACAGCCGGAACTGCAGCCGGAACGCCTGCTCGCGGATCAGGGTGGCGATCACGGTGAGGCCTGGTCCGATGCCGAACCATTCGCCCGGCTCCTGAATGAATATGGGCAGGAAAGGATTTGGCCACGTCAGGATCCGGTCGAGCCATGTTTTGTCGCCGACGAGCTCGCAGGCGACAGTTTGGATGCCCTGTTTGGATTGGTCGTGGGCGACGTCGATGCGGCCGGACCACCGGTAGCCGGGGTCGGTGGGATGCCACGGGGAGTTGCCCTTGGTGTAGATGACCGGCACCACGATGGTGTCGCACTGGATCGCAACCTCGGCGAGGTCGTCGTCGCCGTCGAGGGTCAGCGATCCCGCCGGCAGATCCTTGCGCGGGTCCATCAGATGCAGGTCGACGTAGCGGCCCGAGCAGTCCGGATCGATGCACGTGTAGTACTGGTCGTAGACGGCCAGGGTGGCCTTCGGTGACGGTATGAGCTGCGGTGTCGCTGCGGCTTTCGCGGTCTGGATCGCAGTCAGCGGGTTGCCGCCCCTCAGTGCTTGGATCAGGGCGGTCGCGGTCGGGGCGGTCACGCCGGGTGAATCCTACGCGGGGTCAACGACATAACGATCTGGGAGGACGCGGTGCCGCCGGTGATCGACACCGGGATCTGTGACAGCGTGACCTGATCCGGTGTGGCCACACCCGGTATCGGGGTGTCATAGACCCCGGACAGCAGTTTCTGGAACGAGGTGTCGGTGAGGTTGTTCATGTTCACCACTCGCTGCTGGCGCGGCAGCGTGGACAGGAACGCGACGTCTCCGGCCTTCAGCGGCCCGACGGTGATCATGTTCGTGCTGTTGGGGCCGTTGCCGAATCCCCACGTTCCGGGCCCGTAGAACAGGATGTCGGGCCAGCCCTCCTGGGTGCCCTGGTTCGACAGGCCGACATACCCGGTTTCGGCGGCCTGGTTGTTGTCGGCGCCGGCGAAATAGGCGATCGGGGCGGGCTGGGCTTCGTTGAAAATGCCTTGCCCAGTGGTCATTCCGAATCCGGTGTAGCGGTTGGCTGGCCCGAGGGGGCTGGTTTCGCCGGCCTCGGTGAACGAGACGACTTCGGTGCCGTCGAAGCGGGTCACCGCGAAGCTGCGCGGCACGCCCGGGACCGCGCCTGCGATGAACTGCCAGGTCTCCCCGGGCAGCGGCGCGGAGAACAGGTCGACCACCCGGTAGAGCATCGTCACGACACCGTCGACGACGCAGTAGACTTCGATTCCGCCCCAACCGAAGTCGCAGAACACGCCGTTGCCGTTGGCGTCCATTCGGGCGCCGATGACGGTGGTGGCTTCGCCGAACAGCACCACACCGTCCCAGCCGGCGCCGAGGGTGACGGTCACGACTTGGTTGTCGGTGTCGGTGGGCTGGGCGGTGTAGATGTTGAGCACGCCCTGGGTGGAGTTACCGGAGTCGGCCCAGTGGACTTGGCGGTCGGCGCCGACGTACTCGTAGCCGGAGCCCTTCGGGTTGTAGATGGTCGACCAGCCCGGCCCGAGCCCGGATTCGGTTGGAGTGGCGAAGTTGTCGGAGAAGTCGGCGTAGGTGGGCCCCCAGGAGTCGACGACGGGGATGGTTGTCCAGAAGCTGTCGTCGATGCGGCAGATGTGGGTCATGTCCCACACCCCGATCTCGCGGGGGGTGAGTTTCATTGCGTCGCCCCAGGAGTCGGGCATCAGCCGGACCTGGGCGGTCCAGTAGCCGCCGTCGGGGGTGATGTATTCCATCGTCAGGGTGGTGTCGCGTGGGGTGGACCAGGCTCCCATCCATTCGTCCATGATCTGTTGCAGCACTTGGGGTGTGCGGGCATGGACTTGCAGCTTCAGCTTGATGATGGCCGGGTCGTACACCTTGCCCTGGTAGGTGACCCCGTCTTGGCGGGCGGCCTGCAGGTCAAGGTTCTTGAACTTCGCGGCCATCCCGACCGGGTTCTCGACGCACAGGATGCCGTCGGTCACGCCGGGGAACGGCGCCAAGCCGCCCATCAAGTAGAAGATGTGCTGGCGGTCGGCGCTGGTCACCCACAGGTTCGGGAGATCACCTGCGGCGAGCTGGTCGGCACCGTAGGGGGTGATGGTGCCGTTCGGCCACATGCTCACCCTGTGTATGCCTGCGATGCGCCCCACGTCGTGCCGACCGCGCGGGCTGAGTTGTTGATGGCCATCTGCGAATTGATGTCCTCGTGCAGCTGCTTGGGGTCGTTGGCCTGCACGTGCACGGGGCCCATGATCTGGATCGGCGCCTGCGGCTGCGTGTTACCGACGTTGGCGTACTGGTCGGAGGAGGCGTTGGAGGCGAACGGCTGCTGGGTTTGGCCGGCGGTGTTCTGCTGGCCGGCCGGCCGCACACCGGTCACACCCATCAGCAGGCGGCCGGGGATGGTTTTCGACCAATCCGCCCCGGTCGCATCGGAATTCGGGATCAACGCCTCCAGCAGGCCTTCGACGCCGATGCCGACGTCCTGGGCGCCGTAGGCGGCGGCCCGGTTGAGCTCTTGGAAGCCGATGTTCATCGCTGAGGAGACGGCGCCGCCGGCGCCGCCGAAGGTGCCCATGTCGGCGCCCATCGCGGCGGCCTGGGTGGCCGCGCCTTCGAGGCCGCCGATGATGCCGCCGGAGAAACCGATGCCTGGCAGGGCTCCTTGCCCGGTTCCGGGCTGTTGAACATCAGCACCGGGTGTCGCGGTGTCGGACAGTCCCTGCTTGGATCCGGGGCTGACAGCGCCGGGGCCGGTGGGTTCGTGGATGCTGGCGTTGTCGCCGGGCTTCGGCGCGCCCGGCGGCGGCTCGATCGCGGGCCCGCCGGGGGCGCCGGGCGCCTTGACCATGTTCTGCGGCTGCTGGGCCGGCGCCTGCTGCTGCGGCGGAGGCTCCGGTTGATCGGTCACCTCGCCGCCGGGCGCGTAGTAGCGCACCGACGTCGGGTCGATGCGGCCCTGCCGGATCGCGTCCATGAAGCCGGGTCCGTATTTGTCGACGGCCTCGCTGGGCTCGACATACTCGTGAGGCGACAGCCACGCCGGGATCGTGTCCGTGCCGGACGGGCCTCCGGTGGCGAAGTAGCCGGGCTGGTGGAGGTCGAAGAACTGGCGTGCCTGGTTGCCGAGCTTGGGAAGGTTGAGCCCTGTATCCCACGACGGGGCGTTCGGGTCGTGCCACCAGCTTTGGCCGCGGGTGGACTCAGTCCAGGGCGTCGGCGGCGCTGAGGGCGGCCCGGGCGGCTGCGGCCCCTTGGTGTTTCCGCCCAGCCGTGACAGGTCGGGTTGCATCTTCACCGGAGGCGCAACGGATTTCGGCCCCAGGTTCGGCAACGCCGGGCCGGAATAGTTCCCGTCGGGCCCGATCATGCCGTGCTGCTGCGCCCACGCCCGAACCTCCGCAGGCAGCATGTCGGCGTCGGGTTGCGGCCTCGGCGCCGCGGGCGCGGGGGCCGGCGCAGGCGGTGCGGGATGCGCGAAAGCGTTGCGCAGCAGCCGAAGTTGCTGATCCGGTGGCAGCTTCGCAATCTGGTCGGCGGTCAGCGGCCCGTTGAGGTCGGCCGGGGCGGATGGCGCACCGCCGCCGGACGCGCCAGCACCAGCACCAGCCCCGCCGCTGCTGGGTGTCGGTCCGATGGTGTTGCCGCGGGCTGTGTCGAGCCCGGCGGCGGCCGCGTCGTCAGCGCCCGGCGCGCCTGGCGGCGCGGCGAGCGGGGCGGGATTCGGGAAGCCGAACCGCGCCGCGCCGAGACCACCGGGGACGCCCAGGCCGCCGAAGCCGCCACCAGCGCCGCCCGCGCCGGGTGGGGCTTGGCCGATCGCGGCCCACGCCGCGGTCTCCAACGGCCCCAGCACCAGGTCTTCGAGGAACCCGACGGTCCACTCCGCGAGCCCGGGCAGCCCCTTGGACAGCCCGAAGCGGTCGGCCAGCGGCACCGGCAGGAACGGGTTCTCGCCGCCGCCGGCGCCGCGGCGGCCGTGCATCGCGTGGAACGTGCCGCGCTCGGCCTCGGCCAGCCGCTGCTGCTCCTGGGTGCGTTCGGCCTTGAGGTGGCGGATCTCTTCGTCGAGGCGGTCGCGTTCGGACTGCTTGGCGGTGGCCTTCAGCTCCGAGCGGCGTTTCTCGGCGTTGTCGATCTCGGCGTCGAGGTGCCGCAGCCGTTCCTCGGCCGCCGCGACGCGCTGCGGGTTGGCCGTGTAGTAGCCCGGCTGCCCGCCCGGGCCGGTGCCCGGTGTCGCGCCCGGCGGAATGCCGCCGCCCATTCCGCCGAAACCACCCGCGCCCATGCCGGCGGCGAAGCCGGGCATCCCGGTGGCCGCGCCTTCCCCGTACAGGGTGGGCAGGAACATGTGGTGGTCGAACTGGGAGCTGGCCGCGCCGGCCGCGCCGGCGCCGATCACGAAGTTGCCGTGGCTGCCGCCGGCTTCGGCGTTCTCCCCGTTGGACAGGGTCATCGCGGCGTGCCCGTCGTTGGGGTTAGGGCCATGGTCGTACCAGCCCACGCTGATGGAGCCGGGGCCGCCGATGCCGGGCTGGAAACCCAGCGCGGCCAGCCACTGGCCCATGTTCTTCGTCGTCGGCAGGTTCGTCGCCGGCAACCCCATCGCCCCGAGAATGACCCGGCCGACCATCCCCGAGCAGTCGTCCCGGGCGCCCTGGCTGTAGGGGGTTCCGGCCAGCGACGAGGCGACCGCAACGTCGGGGGCCATGCCGCCGTAGCCGAGCGCGCCGCCGCCGGCGCGGCCGAGCACGATGCGGCCGTTCATCAGATCGGAGCGGAACTTGTACACCTCAGAGTGGCCGCCCATCTTCTGCACCTCGTGGTGGGTCAGGACGTGCTCACCGTCGGCGCCCCAAAACAGCGCGGAGTCATGGCCTTTCGGGCCGGGCGCGTGCAGCGGGCCGCCCTCGGCGTGACTGGTCAGCTGGTTATACAGGCCGACAGCGAAACCACCTGCGGCACCAACACCGGCGCCGATCGCGGTGCCGACGCCGGGAATGATCGAACCAGCGGCCGCGCCGAGCGCCGCACCAGTTGCGGTATCGGTGCCGACCACGGCCGCGCTGTGCAAGAAGCTGTTCGGGTCGGTGTGATCCTGGGCCCACTGGCCGCCGAGCTGCGCCCCGATACCGAGGATGCCGGCGGCCTTCAACCCCGACAGCGCGGTGCTGAGTCGGCTCGTGGCCACCTCGGCGCCTTCCTCCTGGGCGATGATCGTGCCCAGTCCGGACGCGATGGGACGAAGGATGGTGCCGACGATGTCGATCGCCTTGAACGTCAACCACGCTCCGCCGAGGCCTTCGAGCGCAGTGATGACGCCGTGCGCTATGCCCGGGTGCTTGGCTAGTTCGTCACCAACCCACTTCGCATCCTTCGCGACCTCGGTCATCACCGGGACGAAAGCGCTGCCGATCTCTGCTTCGGCGGCGCCGAACGCCGCATGGGCGTCACGCATCTTCGCGTTGAGCGTGTCCTGGGACTCGTGGAAGCCCTTTACCGTGCCGTCGGCTTCGGTGTACGTGGTGGCAATCGCCTTGATGCGGTCGTTCGTCTCTTGCGCGTGATCGCCGGAAACCTGCAGTGCCACAGACTGGCCCGCGACCGTGCCGGTCATGTCACGCATCGCCTTGCCGAACGTCTCAATCGTGTCGCGCCCGATACGCATCGCCTTGCTGTAACCGTCGACTTTGTCGTTGAGCTGCGCAAACTCCATGAGCTTTGCCCGGTCCTCGGCGACGCTGTCCCGCGCGGCCTTGGTGTAATCCTTGACGGTGATCTCGTTGTTCTTCAACGCCGTCGCCAACTGCGCGGCGTGCGGCGACATCTGCGTGATCATCTCGTCGAGATCGGCAGCGGCCTGCGAACTCTTGAAAAGCTCACCCTGATTGAGCTTCATGCCCGGCAGCAACTTCGACTGCACCGTGTCGAACAGGTACTGCATCGTCCCGGCCAGACCGCGCTCCGAAAACTTCTGACTCACCTCGTCGGCGTTGATTCCGAACTGCGCCATAGCATCCCGCGCGGGCTGAGACTGCCCGGTGAACGCGTTGATCGCGTTGCGCATGTTCTCGGTCGCCTGCTCCGGTGATGTACCGGATTGGGTGAGCTGCGCAAGCGTGCCCCACACGTCTTCGAGCTTGAGATGCGCTGCGGCAGCGACAGGTTCGACCGAATGCAACGCGCCAGCGAAATCCTGGAAACTGGTTTTCGCCGATCCGACAGCGGTCACCATCTGCGACATCAGCCGTGCTGCTTGCTCCGGTTTGACGTTGAAGTCGGTCATGGACGTGGTGAGGCCGTTGACCACTTCCATCAGGTCGGCTTGTTCCGAGCCGGCCCCCTGGGCCGCGGCGTCGAGCACCTTCAGGCCGTCGGCCCCCCGGAAACCGGCCTTCTCGATGGTGTACATCGCGTTCATCAGCTCAGTGGTGCTGTAGCCGACCTTGCCGGACATCTGCAGTACGCCGTCAGAAATCGTCTTCAGGTTGCCGCTGAACTGGCCGCCGATCATCTCGCCGGTCTCGCCGGCAGCGGCATGCAGCTTCATCAACTGCTGCTCGAGATCGCCTGCTTTGCGGGTGGTGAGATCCATCGCGATTCCAACGCCGGCCACCGAGCCGATGCCGGCGGCGTTGAAGATCGGGTTCGCCCCGAGCTTCTGCAGCCGGCTGACCGAGTCCGCGGTCTCGTTGCCGGCCTTGGCCAGCCGGCCGTGCGCGGCTTCGGCCGCGATCATCGCGTCGATATGGTCGCGCTGCGAGCGGGCGAGCATCGCCTGCGCCGCCGCGGTGCGGCTGCTGTCGTCCCCGTACTTCACGGTGGCCTCGGCGAGCCGGCGCTGATCGCGGATCATCCGGGCGGCCGCATCCGCTTCCACGTCCGCGGCGCGCCGCCACTCCTGCTGCAGCGCCAGCAATTCCCGCCGGGCGGCGGTGCCGTCCACCGCGGCGAACGCCTTCGACAGCGACCCTCCCAGACCGTGGGAGATGTCGTTGCCGACGCGGGCGAAGTGATCGACCAGCGCCCGGGAGGTCGCCATGAGCGCGCGCTGGTCTATCCGAGATTCAACGTCGAGGTATACAGGCACGGCTCACCGCCTCTCGTATGAGTAAGCGCCTTGGTGGACATGGGCTCTGGCTTTGGCGACCAGGTCGGCGCGTTTCTGGCGCTCCCGCTGCGCGAGCACCTCGTGCAGCGGCTCGTACAGGCCCGCGAGGTCCGGGGTGGTGTCGCGGCCGTCGTTGCGCAGCATCACCAGCTCACGCACGTTGCGGGCCGCGATCTTGCGGTCGAGCGTCCAGTCGACGTATTCGCCCACCACGGCAACGTCTTTCGGCAGTTTGCCGTAGCCGGGGATCAGCAGCAGCTGGTCCTTCAGGTTCGGGTCGGGGCCGCGGTATTCGACGACCCGGAAGGTGCGCTCGGCGGCCTCTTTGAACCGTGAGGTCTCCGGCAGCTCGGCCAGCAGCTCGAGCAGCTCCCGGCTGGACATGCGGCCTTGGTGCCAGTCGCGGATGTGACAGCCGGGGTAGTAGCGGCGAAGGTCAGACGCTATCTGGGTCGGGAACAGCCGCCACAGCTTGATCGCTTCCAGCACTTTTGGAATCGGCGGCCCGCTTGTTCGCGATGACCCGGTTCATCTTGGCCCAGATGAACGACACGTCGTTGGCGCGGCCGCCGGCGGCCTTGAACGCTTCGTAGCGGTCACCGAAGATCGCTTTGGCCAGCTGGATGCTGTAGTTCTCCACCAGCACCGTGTTGCCGTCTGCGTCGGTCTTGCGTGCCGGATCCTTCAACGCGCCACGGGTTTTCACGGTGCCGTCGTCGTTGAGGACGTCGGGGTGGCGGTCCCAGGACTCGACTTCGAGCTGCAGGGCGTCGTAACGCTGCTGCTGGTCGTCGTCGAGCAGGGACGGGTTGGGGATCTCGAACACGTCACCGCGGGGTGTGCGGATCTTCTCGCTGGCGACGTAGCCGAGGTAGTCGGCGGCTTGTTCGCGGGCGGCCTCGAACGAGTCGTATTCGGACACGAGGGTTTCCTTGCTGCGTGGGCGGTTGCGTAGGCATCGCCGGGGCGAGCGGCCCACGCAAGCGGTCGCCCCGGCGATGGATGGGTGTTACGAGGCGGTCGAGGTGAACGCGTTGGACACCGGCGACGTCACCGTGGTCTCACCGCTGGTCGCCGTCACCTGCACACCGCCGTACGCCGTGGAGGCGGTCAGGTCGGTGAGCTGGATCGTGGTGAAGCCGCCGGCGACCGTCGGGGAGGGTGCGACGGTGGCCGCCGCCCAGGTGGTGCCCTGCTGGATCTGCGCGGTGTAGGCGGGGCTGGCCACGTCGGTCGGCGTCGGGAACTGCACGTTGGCCGTCAGCCCGGTCACCGGCGTGGCGAGAGGCGCGAAGGTCTCGAACTCGAAGTCACCCGAGGCGTTCCACTGCGACCCGGCGTAGCACGTCCACTCCGCCTGCTTGGAGAACGGGTCGGGCAGCACCTCGTAGGTCAGCTGCGAGCTGTACGGGTTCTTGCGGGCGAGGTCTTCCTTGCCCTTCTTGTCGGTGATCACGTGCGGCAGCACCCGGGCCAGCAGCTGGCCGTCGGTGTCGACGATCATCGCGATGATGATCCGGTCGACCGGCACATCGGTGTTTCCTCGCGGGATGATCAACCCCGGAGTGCCCAGCGCGGGAACACCGTTGACGAGCGGCAGCTCGTACTTGAGGTAGCGGGTCAGCGGCGTCTCCTCGAGCGGCTCGAACACGATCTTGTCGTCGAGCTTGGTCAGCACGTTGCGCGCCGAGCGGACCTGCTGGGCGCTCGGGGTCTGCTGCATCGTCTGATCCGGGGTGATCGACGTCGAGTCCTCTTTCAGCAGCCCGACATGGTGGAAGCCCAGGTTCGCGCCCGGCGCGGTCACCAGCAGGTCGGGCCGGATCGACACACCATCGGCGGCGAACGGCGTGAACAGGTTGACCACCTGGCCGTTGGGCAGCGTGGCCGGGCCGAGGCCCTTGGCCGGGTCGGCGAGGTTGAACACGCTGCCGTCGGCGTTGAAGTAGTCCCGGATGAAGATGTCGGTGATCTGGCCGTAGCGGATCGCCAACGGGTTCAGGCCGGGCTGGATCAGCTGAGCCCAGCTGGCACCGGTTGCGGGCAGTCCAGTCATTGCGATGGTTTCCTCTCATGCGAAACTGCCCGCACCTGAAATCAGGTGGGGCTCAACAGGGTTCGTTGCTAATTACGTGGTCGGTGTGAAACGCAGCAGCGCATCGTAGCGCGCCACGTACCGCTTGATGTGGGGGTCGCGGTATTCGGCGAACACCGGCGGCATGTGCGGGCAGATCCACGCCCCGGCCGGCCGGCCGTCGGGCATGATCACCACATCGCCTGGGGTTTGGGACAACAACAGCTCGTCGGCGTTCCAGGCGGCGTCGCTGGCCGCCGCGCGGCCTTCCGCTTGGTTGGTGCCCTTGGCGTAGGTGTGCACCGACACGGTCGCGTCCAGCACGTATTTGTCGGACTTGTTGACCACCGAGGTCACCACGTAGCACGGCAGCGGCGTCTCCTGGTCGCGCTCCGGGCCGACCGGCAGCCCCAGCGGTTCCAGCTTGGCGATGAAAAACGCCTCCGGGGCCGCGGGGCGCCCGTACTTGAGGGTCATCGGCGACCCCGCCGGCCGCGGCCGCGGGCGGCTTTGAACGCCGCCGACCGCGCCGTCCGGGCCTGCTCCACAGCGCGGCGCTGCGCCGCGATGTGATGAGCGCCGGCGCCGGCCGCGGCCAGCTTCTCCAGGCGCTCCAGCTCGCCGCGCAGACGCCCCTGCGCGTGCTGCACGCCCTCGTCGATGATCGGCCCGGTGCCGCCGAAGTACTTGGCCGTCTTGGCGAAGATGGCGTCCTCGGGAAAGTGGCGGGTGCCGACCTCTTGCCACAACGCGATCGGGCTGTTCGACCCGACCCGCAGATGACCGGGCTTGCCGGTCGTGCGGACCTTGATCGACTCGCGGAAGTCCCCCGGCGCGCCCTCCGGCGGGGCGGTGCGGCGATCATCACGGCCGGTCTCACCGAACACCGGCGCCAGGTCGCGGGCGTAGTCGCGGACCTTCTCGGCGAACTTGTGCAGCTCGTGCTCAATCTCCACCGAGTGCAGCCCGGCGGCGATCTCCGCTTCGATGGTCATCGGTAGACTCCGTCCGTCCACGAGATCCACGTCCAAGGGCGGCGCCAGCCCATCCACATCCGTCCTGGACGTCGGCGATCGCGCTTGCTGGTTCTCATCCGGCCTGCCATTCGCACACGATCCACGCGTACGACGGAGAGCCGTCGATGTCGTACTCGATCTCCGGCAGCCCTTGGACCTTGTAATTGCGTTGCGCCAGAGCGTCATTCGGGCGCTGAGGCTGGATCCACATCGAGTTGTCGATCGCCACGGGGATCGGATCGTCGTTGCTGTCGAGAAGCGGGTTGCCGGACTGGTCGAACGTCGGAATGCCGAACCCGGCCACGTACGGCAGGAACGCCCACGCCCGCTCGTGGCTGGTGATGGTGTCGGATTGCTCCTCGACCGGGCCGCGGGTGTAGGGCTCGAACGCGCAACCGAACACCCAGGCCACCACCGTCGGCGCCTTGACTGGCTGGAACAGCGAGTCTGTCGCGCCGGTGGGCTGAAACTGCACGACCGCGAGGGTTTCCCCGCCGGGATAGTCACTCATTGTTGACGTCCCAGTAGTCCCAGCCCTGGTTGCCGAATTGGTCGGACCACCAGGTGGGCCAGCCCTGATCCGGGTCGTCGGCGTCGAAGTCGTTCGGGCAGCACGACGTCATCGGCACCGCTTCGAGGGGAATGCCCAAGAGCTGCTTGTGGACGTTGGTGAACTCCAACGCCCGCATCGGGTCGCTGAAGCTGCCGCCGTCCATGCGGTGGCCGGTGGTGCGGGAGAACGACGCGAGCTTGCTGTACCGCTGATAGCGCACAGCGCTCGATACGACGTCCCACACGACGAACTGCGCCGACGGATCATCGGCCGGAAGGTTGGCGCCCTGCGGCCCGTTGTTGTAGATCCAATTCGACGCCACCTGCAGCAGCAACGTGACGATCGCCCGCTGCTGGACGGTCAGCGGCGGCCCGTCCCACAACGCCGTGAACCCGGCCAGATCGAGAAACGGCGTCGGCGACGGCGCGGTCATCTCACCCGAGCAGGTCGATGAGCTCTTGCTTGTTCTGCTTGCCCAGGGCGAGCAGCTCATCGCGGTCATGGCCGAGCGACGCCCCGTAGTCCGCCCACTTCTCGACCGGGGCGGTCTTGGCGGGCTTGGCCGGCCCGGCGCCCCCGGCCGCGGGGCTGTCGGCGGCGGCCGCAGCGGGGGGCGTGTCGTCGATCTCCTCGACCAGGCCGAGCCGCAGCCAGCGGTCACGCTGCTCGGGGCCGAGCCAGTGAATGATCGCGCCGGCGTAGCAGTGGTGGTTTCGGCCTTCGCGGTCCTTGGCGACGACCAGCGGGGCGGTGACGCGGTAGGCCATCACACACCCTCGATCTGCACGATCGCCTTGGGCTCGATGATGATCGGGGTGGTGACGCGCCGGGCCCGGATGCGCCACCGGTCATTCTTGTCCTCGCGCATCGTCTTGACCTGGATCATCGAGCGGCCGTCGTCGTTGGCTGAGCCGTCGGACTGTGAGCCGACGTATCCGGGGGCGGGCAGCTCCTCGTCGACGAACGCGCCGAAGATCGTGGCGTCGAGGACCGCGGCGAACGGCTCGAACGGGCCGCCGGGAAGGTTCGGCGTGGACAGCCACGTCTTGCCCAGCATCCGCACCGCCAAACCGGTTTCGATGCCCTCGAAGATCGGGTTCTTCGTCACGCCCTGGGCACCCATGTCCTCCCGCGGCAGCGCGGCGGTGATGTTGGGGTCGCCCATGACCGCGGCGAAGGTCTGCAGGTCCAGCACGACGGTGTTGGCGCGGTAGCCCTGCTTGAGGGAGCGCATCAGCTCCTCGGCGAACATGACGTCACGCAGGATCTTCGGCGCGGTGCTGCCCGAACCGTTCCAGTTCGCGCCGCCGGCCGGGCTCGAGCCGCCGATGGTGGATGCGCCGGCGTTCACCGACTGGGTGATCGCGGCGACCATCGCCGACATGACCACCGAGTCGATCTGGGCGACCATGCTGTTGACGATCTTGATGAACGCCCGCGCGACCACGTCGAAGTTCTGCCGGGCGATCGACTCGTCAGTGATCGGCGTGTCCAGGCCCCACTTGACGACGTTGGCCATCTGCGCGGGACCGGTCGGGACCGGGGTCAGCGGGTACTCGTCGCCGGGCTGCACCGCTTGCGGGGTGTTGGCCGCGAAGATCGACTCGATCTGTTCGTAGATGACCGACCCGTCTTTGGTGTAGAACTGCCCGGTCAGCACCTTGTTGCCGATGAAGATTTGGTCGGCGATCAGGCGCAGCGCGCGCAGCACGGTCGTCGGGTCGTTAAGGTAACGACTGATCGAGTAAACGTCTTGCGTGGCAAGGTTTCCGGTGGGAAAGCCAGGAGGCTCGAGAATGGGCATCTCGACCTAGTCCTTTCTGGAAGTGCTGCGGCGCAGCGGGTTTCGGGGTTGAAAAAACCCCGACCCACTACGGGAGTCGGGGTGCGTGTGGCTGGTGCTGGCGGCCGGTCAGAACTCGCCGAGCCGGACGGCGACCTGGCCGTTTGCGGCCGCGCTCCACGCGTGGCCGATCACCTGGTCGTAGGTGGTGCCTGCGCCGAGGTCGGCGACTGCGCCGTTCGCGGCGGCCACGACGGGGTCTCCGGCGTTGATCGCGCCGGCGGCGGCCAGCAGGTGCACGCCGCCGAAGTACACGCTGACCGGGGCGCCGGAGGCGGCGCTGGCCGCGGCCACACCGACCTGGGCTGAGGTCGCCGCTGAAGTCGGTACGACGGTGGGGTTCACCCCGCCGCCGACCAGCGTGCCGCCGGTGATCACGACCAGCTGACCCTGGGTGATCGCCGCACCGGCGATGCAGGATGCCTGGGTGCCGGCGAGATAGAGGGGGACGTAGTCCTGTCCAGCCATGTCAGTTCACGCTGCCTTTCGTGGTGGGGAATCCGAGACGGGCCATGACCCTGCCGTGGGCGTAGTCCTTGGCCTGCTGCTCGGGGTCGGGGGCGCCCTCGAAGCCGATCTGGCCGGCCACGCCCTGGTGGCCGACCTCATTGACGGGGATCAGGCCGGCCGCCAGGCTGGCCAGCACCTGCTTGGTGCCGTCGCGGTCGGCCTTGAGCGCGGCCAGCCAGTGGTCCTTGCGGGCCGGGGCGATCTTGCCCTGGCCGATCGCGGCCATGACGGTGCGCTCGTCTTCCTCGGCGATCTGACGGGCGCGCGCCTCAACACCTTGCGCGGCAGCGGCTTTCAGCTCGTCGAGGGTGGCCTGCTCGATCTGCACCAGCCCGTTGACCACGCCGGCGGCCGCCGCGACCGGCGCGGGCTGCGGCTCGGGTTCAGGTTCGGCCGCGGGCGCCGGAGGCTTGAGCTCGGCGATCTTGGCCAGCACGGTGTCCTCGTCGGCGGATGCGTCGATACCGAGCGCTTCGGCGACCTTTTCGGGTAGAGCCACGATGGCCCCTCCTTCTGTTTCGGAAGCCTCGCCGGCTTCGATCTTGATTCCGAACTTCTTCGCAGCAGCCTTGATGCGGTCCTTGATCTGGGCCAATTCTGCTGCGCTGTAATCCTTTTGGTTCTTCGGCATGTTGATGTACGACCACGCCGCGCGAACATGCTCAGCGGTGTCGATCGGGTACTTGCCGTTCTTCGGGTCCGCATACTTGACGTCCCCGTACGGCTTCGGGGCGTCGGCGGCTTCGATGGTCAGCTCGATCGCCTTGCCGCCGACCTGGCCGGCCGCGGCGATGTCGTACAACCGGGCCACATCCTGCAGGCTCTGCAACGACTCCACACCCGGGCGGGTGGCCCCGAGCAGCGCCAGCCCGGTCAGCACGAACTCGTGCTCGCTGCCATCCGGCGCGGTGTAGTCATACAGGCCTTCGATCGAGCGCGACGGGTACGCCGACGGCAGGATCTCGGCCAGCCACTCCGGGACGCCGACCATGTCACCGATCAGCGCCTGCCCGTCCTCGGAGGCCCGCAGGTTATCCAGCCAGCCCACCGCCGGGTCACCGGAGAAGCGGGGGTCGTTGTGGCCCAACCGGATCACCGGCTTGCGCAGCAGCCCCTTGTCGTGCGCGTCGATCGCCGCGGCGATCTCCTTGGTCGTGCATTCCCACTCGCCGGTCGACAGATTCCACTTGCCCACCCGCATCAGCTCGACGCCGGGCACGGTCACGAGGTTCACCACAGTGTCAGCTCTCCTCTTTCGGCATTGATGGTCAGCCGGCGGCCGCGGCGCCCGGCCGAGGCGTTGGCCGCGCCCTTGTACGGCAGCGCCGGCAACGCGGTATCAACCGGCTCGGTATCGGCCGGCACGTCCGGCTCAACCACCGACGACGGGGGCTTGGGGAACTGGGCCGGGTTCTCGGCCTGCAGATCCGGGTCGGCGGCCGGCAAACCGAGCTGCTGACGCTCGAACGCCTCAAGCTCGGGGTCCGCGGTGAGCAGCCCGGCGTTGACCAGCATCTGCAGCGCCGCCGCGGAGGCGTCTTGGCGGGAACCGATCTCGTCGACCACGAGCATCGGGCAGCCCGCGTCGACACCGAAGTTGATGTCCACCAGATCCTCGACCACGTGGGCCTGGGCGGTGTCGCGGATGTCGTCGGCGACCTGCTGCACACCCTGGGTGAACGTCGACTCCTGCACCGACGCGAGCGCATATGAGCCGCCGCGGTCCAGGTTCAGGAAGTGCGCCAGGGCGCACAACGCCATCTGCTTGTCGTGGTACTCGATGGCCATCCGGATGAACCCCGACGGCAACTGTCCCTGCACGCCCATCAGTTCCATCTCGGCGCCGAACGGCAACGCCACACCGGCCGTGTTGCCGCCCCGGAACTGCCGCGCGATGTTCAGATACGGCTGCAGATCCGAGCTACCGATACTGGCCTCAGAAACCGACTGCGGGGCAATGACTTTCGGGACACCGACACCGTTGCGGCGCGCCGCGGTCGCCTCGATGCGGATCAGCTCGTCCTTGAGCAGCCAGTGCTTGTAGGCCGGCCGGAACAAGCTGTTGCCGATCCACTGCCCCGGGTCCGGGTCACGCACATACACGACGAGCCGCGACACCGGGATCTGCAGCTGCAAACCACTCATGCCGCCCTGCATCGTCCCCATCGGAGCCCCGAACGCCGTCCCGGGCGGGTACTGGGTGATGCCCACCAGGCCCCCGTCGAGGGCGACGTCCCAGTAGGCGATCGTCGAGGACGGCCTGGGCGCCAACTTCCGCAGATAGGCTCGCCCGTCATCACCGATCCGGTACACCTGCTCGAACACCTGATGCCCGAACTGCTGATGCCGCAACGCGAGTTTCAGGTGCTTGGTCCACGAGAACCGGTCCCTGGTGCGCGGTTTCGGCTGGGGGTCGTTGTCGCCGACGATCGGCAACCCCAGGTTCGTCGCGACGAAGTCGACGATCTCGTCCTCGGCACCGTTCGGGTCGATCCGCCACGGCGTGCGCAGGATCGGCAGCGCGATCGCGTAATACACGCTGGCCAGCCGGGAATCCTCACGCCACATCCGGGTGTAGGTGCGAACACTGTTGGGCCACAACAGCTCCGGAACCTGCTCGAACTGGTCCCACTGGCTGAACGCCGACAGCATCCCCGGGAACGGGTTCGCGAACCCTGTCTCGGTGACCGGCGCCGCGGTCTTGGTGTTGTGCCCTGCAACCTTGCGTGGTAGGCGCTGCCTAACGGCCGGTACGCGCGTGTTCGGCGCCACTCAGCCTCCCTAACAGGTCAAAACGGAGCGTTCATGGCGTCGAATTCACGCTCAAAATCGGCTCCGGATGTCTCAATTTCGTTGTCCGCCAACGGCGCAGCCGACCGCGTCGGCGGCGCAGAGAACGTCAGCAGACCCCAATGCGCCAACGTCGCGGCCATCAGCTGCACGATCTGCCCGCCCGGCTTGCGGTCCCACGCGAACCGGTCGCCCGGCAGGTCTCGTTTCGACGCCGAGATCACCGCTTCGTTCAGCACGGCCTGGTTGGAATGGGTGATCTGGGCCGCTTCGACAGCCTCGACGATGCCTTCGCAGGCCAACGCCAGCTCGGAGGTGTTCGTCATCACCGGCTCGATGCCAGCCTCGATCAGATACGGCTTGAGGACCGCCGCCGGCGACCGGGACTCGATCACCAACGCTGCCGGGTCAGCCTGGGTGACGATGTCGACGAGCTTCTCGACCACCTCAGTCGCCGACGCCGCCTGGTTGTAGCCGATCTCGATATGGGCGTGCCCGTCAGCAGTGCGCGTCGCCCCGGCGATCGCCCACAGCTTCGTTACCGGATCGCGGTCCACCGCAATCACCTGCGGATAGATGTTCACCAGATCCGGCGATCCGTCCCCTAGCGCGTCCCACTTCTCGATCGGGAAGATGTGGACGTCGGTGATGTCCTTCGGCCACCGGCCGACTGAGAGCCGCTCGACCTCCCATTTCGCCAGATCATGCCGGAACGCCGCCAACTCATCTTCGATGTACTCCTCGGTCACCAGGTAGTCCATCGACGGATTCGCGGCAGCCCAATTCGCGCGGTCCTCACGCCAAACCCGACGCGCCGCAGGATCTTCCGGCGGCTCTGGCGCCGACCATTCCAGCCACAACAGCTTCGGATCATCACCAGCTAGCGCGCGGGCCCGCAGCGACGCCCACTTGCCGCAATACTCGTGCGTCTCCTCATCAGCCGCGGAACCCAGATACCAGATCTGCGGGTTCTTCGCCGTGGTCAGCAGCGGCATGATCGCCGCCTGCGACGCCGGCGACCAGATCATCGCCTCGTCGATCACCAGCCGGTCCACCGAGAAGCCACGGCCACCGGATTTCGTGCGCGTCCGGAACCGGATGATCGACCCGTTCTTCAGCCGAATCGACTCCCGGCCGTTCCCGCGGCGGATCTGCGCGACCTCGTTCTCCAACAGCGGGTGCGACAAGATCAGCGCTTCGAGCTTGTCCATCGACTCCATGGCCGTCTGGAACTCGTGCGCAGTGTGCAGGATCGACACGCCCGGCTCGTTGATCATCCAACCGAGCTCGACGACCTCGATGCCGCCGTTCTTGCCGTTCTGCCGGGCCACCAGGACGCCGACCTCGAACGCCAGCCACCGGCCCGCGTCGTCGGTGGCCATGCCCTCGCGGACCACCAGCTCTTGCCAGGGAATATTCTCCCGGCCCGCGATCTTGGCGCACTCGAGCGCATCCAAGCCCGCGGTGTAGTCCCGGGCGATCTCCGGGCGCGGGAAGTGACTAACCCGCGGCGTCTGCTTGCCGCGCGGCTCTGCGGGCCGCGATCTCGTCAGCAATCGTGGTGGCCTTACTGGTCTCAGGAGGATCCTCCGCCGCGCCGGCCGACGCTCCATGCGTCTCGTACGACAAACCGTTCAAGATCCGGTGCAACGCCGACGCCGCCAGCCGGGCCTCGCTGCGAACCGGATCCATCGGATCAGCGCGCAGGATCTTGTCGTACTTGTCGAGCCGATCCGTCAGCCGGCAGGCTTCAGCGACGAGCACCTTCGTGTCGATCGGTGTCTCGGGCCGCACCAGATCGCGCCACAGCGCAGCTGCGCGGCGACCAAGCTTCACCGGCCGAATCGGATCAATCGCCATGAGCTGCCAAAATGGTGCGTTTTCCGTCCGGGGGAGAGAAAAAAGCGACCGGGCGGCGGTCGCCGTGACCCCCCTCCCCCTCGATTTTTTCGGCCGGGGGGTGGTACAACGGGCGGCACATTGTTTGCTGGGAGGGTCGGGGCGGCTGGGGCCGGCCGCGCCATGGTGACCGTGGGACCGGTGACCGGTTGCATGGGTCCATGCAGGTGTTAAGGCCAGGTCATGGCCGTGTGGCCGAGGTCGGGCTGATTGTGTGTCGCGCGTCTGCCGGTGAGTGCTGGGCGTTGGTGGTCGCGGGTTCCGTCGCCGCGTTCGCTGTTGCAGGTGCCGTGGAGTAGGCGGTCGGCGAGGGTGCCTCCGGCTGAGCGTGGGATGGAGTGGTCACCGGAGAGCGCCTTGTGGTCCCAGTTGAGTGTGGGGTTGCGGTACATGGGTTGGCCGCACCACCAGCATGGGGTGCCGTCGATGTGGTGGTGTTTGAGGCGGGCGACTTGCTGTTTGTGCCTGTGGCCGAGGCCGCGTTGTGTGGTGGTGCGGTGATGGGTGCCGGGCACGGGGATCAGGCTGGTGGTGTGGGGAGTTCCGGTGGGCCGTCGACGATGACGGTGAGCACGAAGGTGCGGTCGTCTTGTTGGGTGACGGTCATGGTTGCGGGGAAGCGGGGGTGGCTGGTCATGAGGTGGGCGAATTTGCCGAGCCATGCGCCGATCTGGTTGCGCTGCAGGCGTTTGGTGGCTTCGTGGAAGGGCAGCAGCTGGGCCAGGATGGGCGGCGGCTCGAAGGGGTGGTTCATTCCCAGCACCGGTGGTTGTGGCCGATGGCTTCGATGCCTTGCCGGTAGAGCTTGGCGGTGAAGTGGTCTGGCCGGTTGGGGTCGAGCTGGAGGTTCGTCAGCGTGTGGATGGCGCAGGCGCAGTGTGCGCAGTATGCGGTGGCGACGAGGTAGGGGCCGAGGTTGTCAGTGGGTGCGGGGTCGTTGGGGTGGCTGATGGTGTAGCCGGCGCTGGTGATGTGGTGGACGATGGCGCGGGCGACGTCGAGGGCGCGGCGGTTGATCTTGTCGGCCATTTCGGGTGAGTGTCCGACGGTGGAGTGGGAGAGCAGTCGGTAGCGGACGGGTTGGCCGTCGGGGCCGGGGATGGTGAGGTTGTGCAGGTTGTCGGCGATGAGTTTCGCGACGGCCTCGTTGTTACTGGGCATCGGCGTCTCGCAGCGAGAACTTCCGTCCGGATTGCTGAAGCACGTTGAGCAGTTCTTCGGTGTCTCCGTCGAAGTGGACCTTGTACGACGGCGTGAGTTCGCAGAATTCGGCGTGGCGGCGCTCGGGTGTCACGTAGTCAGCGGGCGGCTCGAATTCGACCGGGTGGATTACCAGGGAGCGCACGAACATGTTGACCGTTGCGGCGAGGCAGTTTTTGCCGTCGATTCGGCTGAGTTCGAGTACGGGTCGGTCGGCCGGGGCTAGTAGTTCGGCACCGTTGATTTTGATGCGCCGCGGCACGAGGGCGCCGACGTCGTCGTAACCGTGTCCGGCTGGCCAGTCTTCCCAGACTTCGATATCGGCGCCGCGTGGTTGGGTGTTGCCCGGCATGTCGGCCATTTGCGTGGACCTCTGTGAAATGCGAAAAGCCACCCGCGTTTGGGGTGGCTTGGGTGTTTTTGGGCGCGTTGAAGGCCCGTTGGTGTGTCACGGTAGCACGGGTGAATCACAGGGGTGTGTTTTCGGCCTAGGCGTGGCGTTGGTGCGCTTCTCCGCCTATCATTTCGAGTATGTACGACATGCTCGTTGACAATCGTCGTAGGTGTATGACATACTCGACGTATGGCGCGGATCAAGATGACAGCGAAAGCCCGGCGGCGGATCGGCAACCGGATCAACCTGATCGCCGCGCTGCGCAACGCGGGCGAGCCGCTGCTGGTCGACGGCAACCGCGCCTACTTCATCGGCACCGACGCGCGAGGCATCCGCTTCGAGCTGATCCTGGTGGCCGACGACCGCGACGCCGACGTCTGGGTTCTGATGCACGCCATGCCCACCCACTACCGGAAGAACTGGTGATCCGATGAGCAAGCGCAAGATTGACCCGGCCTCGATCAAGTTCGACGACGACACCGTCGTCGAGGACATCGACCTGGCCGAGGAGGAGATCATCGTTGATGGTCAGCGCCTCACTGATGAGCGCGCTGACGAGATCACCGCAGACGTGTTGGCGAAGGTTCGAGCCCGCAACCTGATTCCGGGCGGCAAGTCGCTGTCTGGTGACGGGACGCATTCGCCGATCGTGCAGACCCGGGTGCCGGCCGAAGTGCGCGCGAAGCTACAGCAGATCGCGGAGCGGCGTGGCGTGCGGACCTCGAAGCTGCTGCGCGAAGCTATCGACCAGTTCATCGAGCGCGAAGCCGGATAGCCGAGAATCAAGCGGTACTTATGTCGGCCCGACGAAGCGAATCTCTAGATCGGGGTGGTTCTCGACGTAGCGGAATGCGATCGTCGCCGCCGCCGTGCTGAACGGGTGCCGCAGCCACGGCCAGACGCGATCCCAGATCCTTAGTTCTCCCATGCCGATATTCCTCTGCTCTTATGACAACTGCGTGGTTGTGTCGTCGGCGTAGCGCAGACCGAGACGTGCCATCACGTCGGCGGGGATGCGCTCACCTTCGCGGAGTCGCGTTTCATCCCAATCCGATGCCCAGCGATGCCTGATGGCCGTGACGATTTCGTTTAGGTCAGGTTGTCGCGCCTGCGTGTGTTGCCGCTAAACGCCATTGCCAAGGCCACAACCCAGCCGATGATGGTCCAGCCCAAGAACATGTCCACCACCGCGACTGATCCCACACTGCGGTGTTTGCGCGCTACCGCCACGATGGTGGGAGCGCAGTATGCGGCGATTAGGGCGATCCAGCAGATGCCCGATACCAGGTATTGAAAAGTGCTGTAATAGTTCATCTTTCATCCTTTGTTCCCTCAGGCGCCGGGGCGGTGACACGCTGCCGCAGCGGGCAGGCCACAGGTGCAGCACATGTCACGTCCACCGTTGCACTCGACAGCGGCCCGGGTGAATCGATGCGGATGCCGCCAGGCCCGCTGAGGGTGGCCGCAGATGCAATTCCCCGCGCCGCTTTGCGGGTCGCGTTGGTAGGGGTGCATTATGCCGATATTCCTTTGCTCTTCTGTCAAGGTTGGAGGGGCGGGACGACACCGGAGCATCGCCCCGCCCTGAAGGTGCCTTGTCCCGATGTCTAAACGGGGGCCAGCACCTAGTCTGTGATCTTACGTAAACTCGCCAATTTCTCCGGTCAAAACGTCCAGATAGGCGACATACGCGCGTCGTCAACCACTAGCACCACGTTGCCGACCGCGTTGCGCTCTAGGGGTGCGGTGGGCCAGCGGCGTGCGCATTCAGCCGCACCGGCCGCGAGTGCCGCGATGGTATCCATTTCATGGCTTTTCTCTCCTAGATTCTGCTGGTCAGGTGGTAATGGCCGCCCCGGCACCAGTACAACCGTGTCGGCGCTTTGAGACTCCGATACGGCTTACGAAGCGCAGCCTCGGCCTGCTGGCGCGAGCTGAACTTCTGCTTGTCCGGTGTCGGACATTTACGCTTCCTTGCTGTCATGGCTCACCGATAACCGTGCGTTCCGTCAGCTGGCCGTTTTGGCTTTGCCGGTCTTTCGGTCCATGTGGCGCTTGACTTTTCGGACGTCGGCGAGCCGGTATTCGGGTGTGTCTTCGCTGGAGTGGCGGGTGAAGACTCTGCGGCCGTTGGGGCGTACCCAGATCGCGGGTTTGAGTTGGTGTTCGCGGACCCAGCGGGCGAAGGTGCGCCAGTGCACGAATTCGCCGAGTTCGCCCATGATTCCGGTGGTGTAGCGGTCGGCGTCGGTGCGTTGATTGCCGATCAGCACCTCGCGGGGGAATGTCTTGTTGTCGGCGTTGTTGAGGGTGCGGTTGTAGAGGCGTTCAATGTTGTGGGTGGTGCGGCACAAGGGGTTTGGGCATGTGACTTCGATGGCGTCGCGGGGCGCGTAGAGGGCGAGGCCGCAGATTTTGCGTTCGATCATGGTGTCGCATTGGCCACAGAAGCGGGGTGCTGGTGGGCGGTTGATGACGCGTTCGATGTCGTCGACGATGGCTTTGATTTGGGCGTAGCAGGCGCCGGCGTCTGGGCGGCGGGCGATGGCGTGGACGTTGGCGGCCAGGTGTAGCGCGAGGTCGGCGGTGCTGGTCATTAGTCTGCGTCTCCTGCGGCGAGTGTTTCGGTGTTGGTGTTGACGGCGGTGACCCAGTCGAGCAGTGTGGTGTGGAGGTTGTCGAGGATTTCGGTTGGGCTTCCGGCCCATTGGGTTTCGGCGGTCGCGTTTGCATCGGGCCCGAGGCGGACGAGCAGGGGTGTGGTGCGTTCGTTGGAGCGGCGTGCCGAGCCGCCTTTGCGGGTGCGTCCCCAGGCTTCATCTTGCAGGGCGTCGATGCGGCCGGGTGATTGGTGTTCGATCCACCAGCGGCCACCGCTCTTGGTGCGGCCGCCGACCGCGGGCTCGGGCTCGCCGAGTGTTGGTGCGCCGACCCACTGGCCGATCGCGAGGCCCTGCAGCATCTCGTACAGATCCTGCTGGCATTGCGTGCACAGGAATAGTTCTGAGTGTGCTTGGCATTGTTGGCAATTCGCCACTTGTCAGCAGAACCTTTCATCCGGGACGTACCAGTCGGGTAGGCAGGATCGGCGTAGGTAGGTGACGTAGGGGACGGCGGTGATGTGCATGGTTGCGCCGTCCCAGTGGGCTTGGGTGTAGACGAACGCGAATGCTGGGTGTTCTTCGATGGTGAGTACACCGTTGAGGCCGGCGACGAGTTTGCATCGGAATTCGGGTGTGAGGCCGGTGATGGTCAGGTGGATGCCGTCGACGAGCTCGGCGGCGCGGATGATGTTGCCGGCGAGGTCGCCGACTGGCAGCAGTGGGATCTGCTGCGGTTCGACGGTGGCGACGGTGCGGGCGATGTGCTCTTTGAAGTCCTGTGACCAGAGGTTGACGAGGGTCATCGTGTCACCAGCTCGGGCCATTGCACCGCGGCGAGGTTCGCGCTGTGGCGTTCCTTGACGGCGAAGGGCATCGGGTCGCCGGCGTGGAACGCTCCGATCGCTGCGAGCACGAGGGCGTCGGCCTGGTCGTGGTTGGCGATGCGTGTTGCGGGCCACCAGTCGCGGACGGTGGCCAGGACGGTGCGTTTGTCGGCGTTGCCTTTGCCTGTGGCCCATTTCGCGCGGGTGGCTGGCGGTATGACTGCGGTGGGGATGCGTCGGGCGCGCAGCGTCGAATACAGACCCCACCAGAGGCCGGAGCCGTCGTGACGGCGGGCCATGCGCTCACCAGGACATGCCCATTCCCGGGGCTGTAAGCCACGCTGAGCCACGTTCACCCCGGGCCGGTATGGAACCAACCGGGAACCCATTCCGAATCGCTCACAAGGACTCTCAGGCCCGAACTGCGCACCAACGCGCCGTACGCCGGGCCCTCGATCACTGCGACAGCGGGCTTGGCATCATCGGCCAAGATGAGGGCGTCGATGACGGCGCGGCACTGCGACACGATGCGGTCGGAGCGGTGCGCGTAGCTATGGCCCGAGAGCGTGCCGTGACCAATCGACCGCAGAGACAGCGGGTTTCCGTCTGCCAGGACCGCGATGCCGGTGTTCGTGAGCGACGGGTCGATACCAGCAACGATCATGCGCGGCCCCTTACCAGTCCAGCGCGTTTGAGTTCGCGCGCGACGTGGCCGGCCCACTCTTCGACGCTCAGGAACTCGCCGTGTGTGTCTTCGTCGAGGCAGCGCAGGCAGAGCTTGTTATCGCTGCGCTTGGACAGGTACGGCGCGTGCTGGGCGATCGTCTCGACGAGCGTGCTCATGCGATCACGCGCCAGTCGTGTTCGGTGCAGCGTTGCACGCCGTTGTCGGCGTCGACCATGCCGTGGTCGTCGCAGTGTGCGCATTCGCGGACTTGGGCCCAGAATTCGGCGCGTTGTGCGGCTCTGCGGGTTTCGTGTTCGCCGAACCAGGCGTCGCGGCGTCGGCGGTAGCCGGCGCACGCGCCGCACGGCGGTGGGTCGGCGTGGTCGCGGTGCTTCGGGCAGGTTTCGGGTGGGGGCTCGTTGGGGTCGGCTGTGGGTGGTTCGCCGGCGTTGCGGATTTCGGCCGGGCCCTCCCCAACTGGAGTACTTGCCAAGGTGAGGTATCCAGATCCAGATCCATATCCCTGGGGTTCGCGAAGGGTTTCGGAACCGTTTAACGGTTCGGGAACGGTTTCCGAAACGGTTTGCGTAGGGTTCGTTTTGGTTTCGGAACCGTTTAACGGTTCGGGAACGGTTTCCGAAACGGTTTGCGTAGGGTTCGTTTTGGTTTCGGAACCGTTTAACGGTTCGGGAACTGTTTCGGGCTCGATCTGATCCGCGACCCGGTCCGCGTCGGGCTTGCGGAGGCGTCGCAATTCCTTCGCCAGCTCGAAGCGGATCTTGTCCGAGGCCACCATGCCGGCGCACCGCAGCGCATTCTTCAAGATGTTCGGGTACCGCGCGACGTCGCAGTGCCGCATGTAGGACCGGATGAACAGCTCGTCGGTGTCCTCGTCGACGAACACGAACCGGCGCTCCTCCAACACCTTCAGGTCCGCAGCGAAGTCCTCGGCGGTGAAGGTGTCGCAGCCCTTGGTCCACTTGGCGATCTGCAGCGGCTGAACGCCGGACCGGTCGAGTTCCTTCTGGCTGATCAGCTGGGCGTAGGTCGCCTGCGCGGTGCGCGGTAACGCGCGGAATTCCTTGTCGCGCCAGATGGATTCCTTCAGGACTCCGGCGGAGTTAGCCATCGATTCCTACCTCGATTCGGTTGCCGCGGGCACTGTTGCACGGCCGGCACAGCACGCGGAGGTTATCTTCGGTATCTGGGCCGCCCAGCGACCATGGAAGTATGTGGTCGAGCGTCAGATCGTCGGTGGCGCTGCAGAATCGGCAGCGGTATTCATCGCGCTCCAGCACGCGCGCGCGGACGTGCGCGGGGATCTTGGCGCGAGAATCGGTGCGGCTGATCCGCCACAGGTCATTCTCGCCTAGCGGCATCCATCCGCCCGTTGACTCAGCGAGCAGCTGGCTCCGCAGCAGGTCATCGACGACGCGATTGCTCGCGCCGAACATCTTGCGCGCAGCGGCCGGGATGACGGCTTCTCCCGGCCACTGAGACAGCCACGACAGCATCCGGATCCAAGAACCGATAGCGCGGTCCCCAGCGCATAGCACCCTCGGGTCGCTGTGGAACCGGTCGCTGATCAGAACTGCCATCAGAAGTAGACCCAGCGCGCGGCGTAGACGGCGGTGAAGATGAGCAGCCACGTCGCGGCCAGCACCAGCCACGCGGGTGGTTGGTCGCGGCCGGGGATGGGGTGCATGGTCATCAGGCGGTGGCCTCCTGGTCGATGACGTCGACGATGTGGGAGTGCTTCAGTTCGTGCATTTCGACGGCTTTTTGCAGGATGAAGCCGGTGAGGTTCCAGGTGCGGGTGCAGTCTTTGCAGCGCGCGGTCACGCCTGGCGGAACCGGCGGCGCAGTCGGGGCCGCGGTTGGTGCTGGTTCGGGCAACGAAACCGCGGCCGGCGCCGGCGGCCGGTGGGCGATGCAGTTGACGCCGTTGGTCTCGCAGTCATCGCACGGCTCGGCCGGCCGGCCACGGGCGGCCTGGTTGCCGGGGCATTTCACCGCCGTCGGGGAGCAACGCCAGCCGGTCGGTGTCTGGATGAATCGTTGGACACCCGTGCGGCCGCAGATCTCGCAGGTGTGCTCCTTGCTCCAGGTGGGTGACTTCCGCTTGGTTTTCGGCTCCGGGACGGTGCGGGCGGCGTCGTCGGGGGTGCCGGCGAGGAACGCGTCGAGGTCCGCACGGCAGCTCGGGCACAGCTCGCGGCTATCGGACGGCTCGGGCACGTGCAGGTCCATTTCGTCGCCGACGGTGTCGAACAGCCAGACGACGGTGTGTTGCGCGTCGCGCGGGAATACTGTCCGGCAGCGGTCGCAGCCAATGAGTTTCACGCCTCCGGGCTCCTCTCTGCGGCGAAAATGGGGGAGGTTCCTAGTCGGCGACCATGCGGATTTCTTCGGCCATCTCCCGCTGCCGACGAATCTCGTAGCTGCCGGGGCCGATGCCCATGTAGCCGTGCTCGGGGTGCCCCAGGTATGCGGTCGAGCCCTCCGGGACGGACAGCACCGCGACGCGCAGGCTTCGCGCCGAAGGCGTGGACACGTCGCAGTAGACGGGTCCGTCGGCGGCATAGACGGCATGGGTGTTGCCCCCGGACTCGCCGCGCACCACGGAAGTGCCCTGGGTTGGCACCGCGGTCTTCGCGGTTACTGGTGCTGGGCGGACGAGGACGTCGCCCTGGCGCTGCACCCCGGCGAGCACTGGGATCTCGACGTCGGCGAAGTCGGCCGCGGTGACGACTTTGACACCGGTGGCCTCGATCAGTTGTGTGGTTGTTGCCATTCTTGTTTCCTTTCCTGTTATTTCGGTGAACGGCTCGGACATCTAGGTGGCGCGGGCCAGCTGGGCGTATTCGCGTTCGGACAGGTCGAACGTCCACGCGGCCGCCGATACTGCGGTGCGGCAGTCGGTGGGCACGGTGAGTCCGAATGTGTGGCGGGAACCGTCGCGTTCGCGGGTGGCGTTGTGTGCGACCAGCACTCGTACGGGCCAGTCGAGGACCTTGCGCGGCACGTCGTACAGCCGCAGGATTTGGCCGGGATTGCCGGGGTCGTCGGCTTCGTCGGTGAGCTTCAACCCCGCGGCGAGGACGAATTGGTCCCAGCCCATTTTCTCAATGGCGCAGCGCCGAACCTCTGCGTTCCGTTCGGCCATGATCCGTTCGACGTCCCAGCCGGTTTCGATGAGGTCGCGCGGTACGGATGTGCCGTGCCACGTGTAGAGGCCCCATCCGTCCGACCATGCGACGGACGGTCCGGTTTCGCAGTGCATGCGGTGCTGGCCAGCCGCGGCTTCGACGTGAAGGACGGCGGGGGTGTCGCAGACCATGACGAAGTCGCGGTTGGGCCACCAGTAGCCGGCGGACTCGGCATCTTGGTAGGCGCGCGAGCGGTCCCAGATGTCACTGTCGAGTTGGAGTTCGACGACGTCGCGGAAGTAGGCGATGAACGCGGGCCACCAGCACCACTGGCGGCCGCCAAAAAGCTGGTGCCAGAAGGGTTTAATGGGCGCCGAGTCGACCGCCGAGTCGACCGCCGAGTCGACCGCCGAGCCGACCGCCGAGTCGACCGCCGAGTCGACCGCCGAGTAGACCGCCGAGCGGACCGCCGAGCCGACCGCCGAGTCGACCGCCGAGCGGACCGCCGAGTAGACCGCCGAGCCGACCGCCGAGCCGACCGCCGAGTCGACCGCCGAGTCGACCGCCGAGTAGACCGCCGAGCCGACCGCCGAGCCGACCGCCGAGTCGACCGCCGAGCCGACCGCCGAGTCGACCGCCGAGTAGACCGCCGAGTCGACCGCCGAGCGGACCGCCGAGTCGACCGCCGAGTCGACCGCCGAGTCGACCGCCGAGTCGACCGCCGAGTAGACCGCCGAGCCGACCGCCGAGCGGACCGCCGAGTAGACCGCCGAGCCGAGCGCCGAGTAGACCGCCGAGTCGACCGCCGAGTCGACCGCCGAGCGGACCGCCGAGCCGACCGCCGAAGGATCAGTAGGGAGTTCGAGCGTTCCCAACGCGCTCGGAAGCGCGCGGTGCAGAGCGATCGCGATCGCCGCGAACGGCGCCGCCAACGCGCCCACCATCGGCGAGGACACCCGAATCACGACGTTCGGCCATGGGAGCCCGGCGAATTCGTAACACTTGCGGGCGCCGGCTTCCCAAACAGCCCATTCTTCCTCGGTGAGTGGTTGTGTGCGCCAGCCGTGTTGGATCCACTCCTGGGCGAAACTGGCCATCCGGTCCTGTTGGGCTGGTGTGAGTTCGGTGAGACGCTGAGCCTTGTTCATGACTGAGCCGCCGATCGGATAAGTTGATCGACCTGCTCCGGCTGCCGCAGGTAGACGTCGGTGCCGGTTCCGAACAGCTGATCGTCGGCTGCGACGGCCCTGTAGAACGCGCCGGGGTTCGGGTCGCCGGCTTCGTCGAACAGGCCGGGCTGGTCCTCGTCGGTGCTGGGTGGCTGTTTGCCGGCTTCCCAGGCGGCCTGGATGGTGAGGGTGCGGGTGTAGCGCATCTCGCCGTCTTTGCGTTCGATCGGGCCGTGTTCGGCGGTGCAGCGCGCACGGACGATGTAGGTGCGGACTTCGCCGACGGCGGGGGGTTCGTCCATGGCGCACGGCGTCGAGCCGAACGCGAGGTAGGCTGCTGGGACGTCGAGCAGGTCGTCGGGGATGTCGTCGAGCGCGTTCGTCGATGGCAGGTCGTGGGGTTTGTCGGTGACGAGCATTCGTGGGTTCCTTTCGGGGCGTGGGCTTTTGAGTTGGCCGGGGCCGCGCAGGTCAGAACTCGCCGGGAACGAAGAAAGCGGGTCGTGGTTCTGCCTTGGGCGTGGGAGGTGAGCGCTTTGACGCGGCCCGAGGTCTCGGGTCACCGCTGCGCGTCTTCGCTGAACACGTCGATGATCTGCTTCGCCTGGGCGAGGGTCAGCGCCTTGTCGGCGGTCACGCGGGCGCCGGTGACGGTGTGCAGGTAGTCGTACCAGCTGGCGTCGTCGTCCAGCTTCTCGGCGACCCGGATCTGCTTGAGCCGTGCGAGTTCCGATCGGCCGGCCATCTGGACGTCCGCCGCGGGATCGGTCGGCGGTTCGTCCGCCGGCGGGGCATCGTTGACCTGCGAGGTTTCCGGTTCTGGACGATTTTCTGAGGCACCCAGCGCAGGGTCGTCCACCACTTCGCCGTCGACATAGTCGGGCTCGGTGTTGATCGCATCTGGGGTGACGTCGACGCGGACACCGCCGTCGTGGGCGATGGCCTGCTGCTGCTCGGTCGATTTGGGCAGCAGCTTCATCAGGGTGCGGATCATCGTCTTGTCGGCCATCGCGTCGAAGTGATCCACCCACGGGCCCACAACTTTGCCGTTGCGGTCCTTGGCAGTGGCGTGCCGGTCGCGGTAGGCCTGCATGTCGGCGACGGAGACGGGGTCGGTGATGCGGTAGCCGCCGTCGACGGTGCGCCCGACCGCGTAGTACAGCTTGACGTCGCCGCGCGGCCCGTCGAGATAGGGGCGGTGCACCCATTTGTCCTCGGCTGCACCGTATTCGATCTCGAAGTAGTCGTTGGCGTAGACGCGGCGGGCGTGCAGCGACGCGATCCGGCCGGACCGGTAGGCCAGCTCGACGTAGCCCTGGTAGCCGATCACCAGCTGCGCGCGGAAGCCGCCCTTCCCGCCGTTCGGGCGCTCGAGGTTCTTGTCCCAGAAGGGCAACAGGTAGGCCTGCCCGAGCACGCTCACCCCGGGCCGCAGCCCGAGCTGCGCGCATGTCATCAGCGCACCGAGGACTGACTTGTGTTCACACTCAGCCAGTTTCGGGGTCGACTGCAGGCAGGTCAGGGCATCGCGGACCAGCTGGACGGCTTCGACACCGCGAGGCATGGCGAGCTGGAACTGCTGTTCCATCTGCCGGATCTTGTTCTGCAGGCTGTTTTCGGCCTGGGCGACGGTTCGGCGTTGCGCGACAGGCTTATAGTCGGTGGCGGTCATTACGTGGGTCTCCTTCTAGTCGATGTCGACGGGTTCGTTGAAGTCGCGCCGAAATGCCCACGGCGCGTAGCTGATCGGGTGGATGAGCGGCGGATACCCGGGCCAGGTACCGGTCTGCTGGCATTCGACGTATATGTCGATTGCTTCTCGCATCTGCTCAAGGCCAAGCTTGTATTCGTCGAGCCCGAATTCGTTGACCGAGATCAGATGCGGCGGTTCGAGTTCCTGGCAGACGTGCAGGAAGATCGGCGAGTCGTCGAGCCGCAGCGCGCGGGCGAGCGCGACGTACCACGCGAACTGCATGTGGTACCCGAACCGCAGCGCTGCGCGCCACCAAGACTTCGGGTTGGCGTCGGTGGTGGTCTTGTAGTCCACGATCAGCAGCCGGTCGCCAATGTCGATGACGTTGCCGTTGGTCAGCCAGTCCGCCCGGCCCCGCAGCCGAACAGCCGTCTCGGGGTCGTCGGCGTACATAGAGACCTCCGCGCGGCCTTCGGCGAACAGCGGCCCGGCGAGCTCGTGGTCACGCACAGCGGCGCGCATCTGCTCGGCGTTGGCCAGCTGGGATCCCAGCACCGGAACCAGGCCGAGTTCGTGCGCCTGGTCGCGGGCCTCGCGGGCGTCCTTCGTTCGCCAGTCCGGGGCGTCGACCACCACCAGATCAGCGCCCTTGCCGAGGATCAGCTTGTGCGCCAGGTGCCCAAGGTCATACTCGCGCTTGGGTTTCGGCGGGTGATCCTGGGCGCGCCGGAACTTGGCCGGCGAGGACAGCAGCAGCTTCGCCCCGGAGTAGGACAGGCTGGCGCGGTCGGCGTGGTAGACGGCCTCGGGGATGCCGCCGTGCACGCCCACACGCTGGGTGTCACTCATAGCGTGCGTCCTCCCGGTCGCCGCATAAACCCAGCGCGCGCCGGCACTCGTATTCCGTTACCGCGCGGTCCATCTCGGACATGTCGGCCACCGCGGCGCGCCATTCGTCTTCGTCGGTCACGCCGCCCCCCGGGTGACGTCGCCGGTGATGTCGTGCACGCGGGCCCACAACGCCTGCACCGGCACGTCGAGGTCGAACCAGGCGGCGAACGTCATGATCAGCTGCGCGGCCTTCGCGGGATGCCAGCGGCACAGATCCGTCAGCTGGTCGAACAGCAGGCGGCGGTCGTTGTCGCGGATCTTCTCAGCCACACCGACGGCGATCCTGGCGACCTGGTCGAGATCCGGGTCCGGGCTGCGGTCGAGTCGGCGCCTCATGCGTCGCCCTCTCCGATGTCGAGGATTTCGCGGAGGAGTTCGTCGATGGTCTGGCCGGCGTCACGCATCGGGTGCTCCTTTGCGGGCCTTCTGTTCTTTCAACCGGTAGTGCGCTGTGCTGAACCAAAGCGCCGAGACGCCAAGCCAACTGGCGCTCAAGACGGCGTTGATGCCGCCTTCATGGGATAGCCACGCGGTCAGGTAGATCGCCGAAACCGCCACGGCTGCAATGGCGTTGAACAGGGCTGCTTTCATGGTTCGACCTCCGTTGCCGGGGTGACGCATACGCTGCCGTCAGCTGGAACAGACAGGACGAGGGCGGCGCCGAAGATCAGGCCGAAGATGACCATCCACAGCGGCCACGGGCCGAGCCACCGGTCGCTCATGCCGCGGCGCCCGTCAGCTCGGCGCGCCACGCGGCGATGTCAGCGGCGGCCTCGTCCGGGAAGTCCTGGGCCACCAGGAACAGCGCGATGTCCAGGGTGGTGGACATGATCGTCGGGAACGCCGCGATCGGGGCCCGCTCATAGATGCTGCGGGTGTGGATCGCCTCGAGCAGGTCACGGAAGTAGTGCAGGTCGGAGTGGAAGTCGACGTCGTCGTCGGTCATCACCGGCTCGAGTTGCAACACCGGCTGGTGGCGTTGCCGCCAACGGGCGAGGATCCGCTTGGGGCCGGTTAGAATCGGGCTGCTCACGGGAAATGGGGTTCCTTTCCTGGTTGGGTTGGCCCGTCCCCGCTCTCTTCGGGGACGGGCCGCTTACTTGGCGGGCTGCGGGTAGGGGCTGGCTGGGCAGTCGAAGGTGTGGAAGCCGGGAACCGTCGAATTGCAGTTGCACGGCGGCGGCTGCCGCGCCAGCAGCAGGTTGCGGATGTCTTCGAGCTGCGCGCGGATCACGCCGAGGTGATCGGCCATCTCGTCGAGCAGGATCAGTTCAGCGTCGGGGCGCCGGCGGCGCTCCTCCCAGATCGCGTCAGCGGCCGGGTAGGCGATGTGCGCGAGGGCGTCGAAGGCGGCGGCGGCGAGCCAGCGTAATGCGTTGATCACGACACCGCTCCACTCACGAGCGCGACCGCGCGCTCCACCGGCGGCAGCGCGCCCAGATAGCAGGCCCGGCACAGGCAGTCATTCGGAAACCGCGCGGCGCGGAACGGCTTGAGACAGCGGTCACAGATACCGCCGAACAGCTGCGTCATAGCGCGCTCACCAACGCCAGCTGCCCAGTGCCGCGCAGCCTCTTATGCAGCTCCGCGAGCCCCTTCGGCGTGATCCGCACGGTGGGCTCACCGGCGACCAATTCGCCGCGGCCTTCATGCCAGAACGGGCGCCCGACTTTCTCGGCCAGCCGGCCGCAGTCGACCTGGGCTTGATAGGCGCGCCACCGGCCGTCACGTTTGAACAGCCACCGCTCGGCGGACATGAACAGGAACAGCCGGTCACGACCGATGCTGATGCTCGGATCCCGGGACAGCACTTTCGCGGCGTCGGCCACCGCGTAGTCGCCGGTGGATTCAGCGAGCTCGTTCCACGCCGACGCGGGCGCGGCCAGCTCAACCACCTTCGCGGTCAGCGCCTCGACGCGGGCCTGGGTGATGGTCAGCGCCCGGTGAACGATCTCGTCCTCCGTCAGCACGGGGGCGCCGTAGCTGCCGGTCTTACGGATCGACGGCAGGACCTCGCTTGTCACCCAGCGACGGACGTCGCGGGCCCGGTCCTTGTTGCTCTGGAAGATGAGCGCGTACATGCCGGACTCGTTGACGACCGTGATCACCTGGACCTGGGCGGCGATACCCTCGAACAACTGCGGAGTATCTGACCTGTGCAAAAGCCGTTTGTCGTCGTCGTGGACCATCTTCATCGCGGAAGTGGTGTCCCGGAGGCTGAGCATCCGGCAGGCATCCGCGGCCACGAACCACGGCTCGCTTTCGACCAGCACAGTCCGTAGGTGCGCGCCCTCGTAGCGGAACAGCTCGACGGCGCTCATGCGTCGCCGCTTTCGGCGTGGCCGGGCCCGACTTCCCCAGCCGGGCCCGGCCGGTCCTCTCCTACGCTCTGGTTGTCCAGACCGAGCGAAGGAGAAGCATCGTGACTACCCCCACCCCCGACGAAGCCCGAGACGGAATCCGGGCCCTCACGAACCACGTTCCGGAGACGATGACGGCGACTCACAGCGTCTTGTATCTGCTTGAGTCCCTGCGTTCCGTCCGTGGTGACGAAGGTGATATATCCATCGAGAAACTCCACCAAGTTGTCAGTAAGTTCGCGGCGACGTTCTCCATCTGCGTCCAGACCTTGGAGAACCGGATCGAGCGACTCGAAGGACGTCCCGGAATCAATGACTCCACCTGGGAGGCGATCATGGTGGAGTTCGGCCTGCTGAGCGGCTAACTCCTCACGGACGATCTCCCGCACCCGAGCCTCGGTCAGCGCGGTCATGCGCTGGCCTCTATTTCCTCACGGACGATTTCGCGGATCGCCTGCTTGGTGAGCGCCTGCGTCTCGATCACCGTCAGCGCTTCATCAAGGTCCCGCTGGTAGATGCGATAACCGCGTCCTCCTGGGAGCCGTACGGCCCGGACGCGACCCTCTTTTATCCACCGCTGCACCGAGCGCACGCTGGTGCTGAGCTGATCGGCGACCTGCGCAACGGTGAGAGCCTGATTAGTTGGTTCTTCTGCATGAATATGGCGATCGGCCATGCGACGCACTGTATGGCGGATGGCCATAAGATGTCAAGAACATCACAGGCATTGTGCCGCGTGTCGTCTATGGCGTATCTTGACGCTTATGACATCTATGGAAGCGCCGGACCCGAAAAAGCAGGGCAACGCGCTGATTGGTGAACGCGTCCACACGCTCATGTGGCGCGCTGGCCGCACGCAGAAACAGCTCGCGGCCGTCCTAAACGTCGACCAAGGCTCGGTATCGAACCGTCTACGCGGCAAGACCGTCTGGTCGGCAGTTGACCTCGCCGCGGTGGCGGCGTGGCTCGAGGTCCCGATCACGGACTTGCTGCCCGAAGTGGAGCTCGAACCGCCGGACCCTAACGACGGGGGTAAAGCCAGTGCCCCCACCAGGGCTCGAACCTGGGACCTGCGGATTAAAAGTCCGTAGCTCTACCAACTGAGCTATAGGGGCCGCGGAGTTTCAGGATACTTGGACCCAAATCCGGGCTCGTTTGAGGATTGGGCCCACGGTGACCTAAGCTGACGTGGCTCCCAACGAAACCACGTTGCGAGTACCCCGGAGAGATTCGGTTCTGGCCCCCTTCGTCTAGCGGCCTAGGACGCCGCCCTTTCAAGGCGGTAGCGCGGGTTCGAATCCCGTAGGGGGTACGCAACGCGGCGACGCGGAGCAGCAGCAAGGCCCTGTGGCGCAGTTGGTTAGCGCGCCGCCCTGTCACGGCGGAGGTCGCGGGTTCGAGTCCCGTCAGGGTCGCCAGCGCGGCGAGGCACTCGCTGCCTTCCGGCCAGGTAGCTCAGTCGGTACGAGCGTCCGCCTGAAAAGCGGAAGGTCGGCGGTTCGATCCCGCCCCTGGCCACCATACTTCACCTGCATAGACACGGGTTATGCACTCGGTTGTTGGTTTGATTCGTCCGGTTCTTGTCCGGTCTTCGGTGTGTGAATCTCCGTTGCGTGAAGCTGATCGAGGTTGGTCGCCACCTGATCCAGCTCGTCGGAGTAGAGGTCGCTGTAGATGTTCGCGGTGACGGTCGGCGTTGAGTGGCCCATCGTTTTCTGCACGTAGCGCAGATCCGCGCCGGACTTTCTGGCCAGGCTGGCGTAGGTGTGGCGCAGGTCGTGGATCGTCAGGGGTGCCAGGTCGGTCTTCTTCAGTGCTTTGTTCCAGTGCGTGTGCCTGCGCCAGTTGTTCGATCGCAGTAATGCCCCGTTGGGTGAGGTGACGGCTGGCTCGTCGGGCTCACGTTTGTTGAGGCGCCGTTTGAGGATGTCGACGACGACCTGCGGCAGCGGGATGGTGCGGATGCCAGCGCGGGTTTTCGGCGGTCCGATGACGATGCGGCCTTCGACTTCGGGTGCGGCGCGTCGGACGTAGAGACGACGAGCGTCAAGGTCGATGTCCTTAACGCGCAGGCCGACGAGTTCGGACCAGCGCAGGCCGGTGTAGGCAAGGATGGTGACGACGTCGCCTTGATCTCCGCACGCGACGGCAAGGCACTGGACTTCCTGGGCAGTCAGGTAGCGGTGACGCTCCCGCTCGGGAATGCGGCCCGCTGAGACACCGAGGGCGGGATTTCGGTGGATCCGGCCATCCTGGTGGGCGACATCGAGGATCGACCGCAGGAGCCGCAGGGTGGACACCTTCGCCCACGGCCCGACCGTGAGTCCGTCAACGAACGACTGGATCTCGGCGCGGGTGATCTCGTCGACGGGCACGTGACCGAACCGCGGCGCGATACGCAGTTCCCAGTGCTGGGTGTAGCCGCTCCAGGTCTTTGGCGATACCGCCGGCTTCTTGGACTCGGAGAACTGCGTCCAGGTCCGGTTCAGTGGTGTGCGGCCCAGGCGCGGGTCGAAGCGGCGTGCGCCAAGCGCGGCCTCGTTGTCGCGTTCGGATTTGAACGCCTTCGCCTCGCGCAGCGTCGGGAACGTCGCTGACGTTTCCACCCAGCCGGATGGCGCGTCGGGATCGCGGATCAGGTAGCGGACTTGGTAGCGGGGCTCCCCGGCGGCGTTGAGGCGCTTTCGGATGCCGCGCGGGGTGTTGCCGGCCATTACCGCCGCACCTGCTTCAGCCAGGACCGGACTTCAGCGCAGTCCCAACGACGTACACGTTCTGACAGGGTGTAGCAGGGCGGCCCGATCTGCTCACCGGTGGTTTCGCGGAGCGCGGCCCAGCGGTTGAGCGTCGCGGCGGAGACCCCCAGGAGCGCTGCCACTTGGTCAACGGTGAGCAGCTCTGGAAAGCCGCCAGCGGTGACGAGCGCCTCCCGGATGCCGTGAGTGACCATCTCCATCACCTCGGCGCCTGCGGCCCGATGACTTGATCGCGGAGACGGTCGAACCATGCGCGGGTGGCCGGCAGACCGGCGGCGGTGTCGGCTTCACCACCTGCGATTCCCCACAGGGTGAATGCCCAGGTGGCAAGAGCGGGCTCCGGTGTTGCGAAGCGGCGCCACAGTTCGGCCTGATCGTCCAGGACCAACGCGACTCCGAGAACTTCGCCCGTGGACCAGCGACTCCGGTACTGGTCCCAGCCGTATCGGCGGACGAGCGCGGCGCGGCGCCGAAGATCATCAGCGCGGCGCGCCAACTGATCCTGGTCGGGTGGCTGGAAGATAGGCCAGTCGTCACTCAT